AACCTATACTTGACCCCATCCACTTCAACAACCTTACCTTCACAAGATGGCTTGGGTTTGATGTATTCATTGAATTCTTTTTCGGTCATATCTTCACCATTAACATACCATGCTTTATGACCATCAGTATATTCAATAGCTGGACCATCAAGGCGATGGAGTTTACCATCAACATACCATTCTTTAGAGCCATCAGCATATTCAACAGCGGGTCCATCAAGGCGATGGAGTTGGTCTTTATCGTTAGACCAATAAATGTTTTTATCTTCGTCAACAATTACTTTATAAGTTTCCATGAGCAGAAGAGTAGAGCGGTTTTTACAGAAAGTCAAGATTAAATTTTCGTAACAAGTTGTTTTCGTCATCTGGGTTATTCTTCACAACCTCGATCAGATGAAAGATGCAAGATGGATTGTTCTTGATAATCTCATCATCCCATTTTTCATAATCGTAATTGAAGAACTTTTGAATGTAACGATTGTCAGGGTTAAGTTTCATACTTAGAAAAGTAGCAGAGTTTTTGAGAATGTCAATAGTTTTTATCCACAAAAAACGTTACCAATGAATTTTTTGTCTTTGAAATACTTGGCGGCAATTAAATTGAATTTAAAATAGGAGTCTAGCATAGAGATTGGAAGCGCAGCACTAGACAACGCAATGGCGCGATCATACGCAATCTTCTTGGCCAAGTTCTTATCGAAAACGTCGCCGGTATTAACGTTACATAAAGACCAACCAATGCTGTAATAGCCTTCAAGAGATTTTGTTTCAGTAGCGGCAAACACGCCAACTTTCTGATTTTTTCGATTGTAGTGGTAAATATGAAGTCCTTTTGGGAACTGCACAATTTCTTTTTGTTTGTTATTCATGTGTTATGTATTTTCCGCCTTTAACAACTCTTACAGAGTCCATAGAAAAATAATCATCCAAATGATCGCAATGTAAAAAATGATATGCCGGATATTTTCTTCCGTTCCACTCAATAAACATTTCTCCGTTTTCTTCAATAACCTGTGCTATGTTACAGTACATATGCTGATATCCATCTTCGTCCACTCCAGACCATTGAAAGTCCAATGTATCAAGATGCTCCGCCTCAAACTCAGGAGAAAATTTTGGTTTAAATTTGATTTTCATATAGTTATGAAGTTTGTGAACCGTGGTGATCAATAGATTTGTAATTCTTAGTTTTCATCTTGGCGCGAAGTTGTTCCATAGATACTGGAAAGTAGTTCCAGCAATCTACGCCAACATCGCAGCCAAGAGCATTTGGGTCGTCAGGGAGAGTGCCGTGCGAGTGTCCGTAAAGTTGCCAGCTACCTTTGTGACTGCCGTTCCATACTTTCATAGCATAGTGACACAAGATAATCTTTTGTTTCTCAACTGTTACTTCTCGGAGGTATGGTGTCCCGAACTGAACCGCTTCATTTAGATAGCTTTGAAGCTCCAATTCAATATCAAGATACATCTTAACAAGACGTTTATCATGGTTGCCTAAGCAGAAATGAATTTTGCCATTTAAGCGACGAAGATAAGGAGCGGCAGGACCGCCACCCACAGCAAAGTCGCCAAGATGATACACTGTATCTTCTGGACCAACAACACTGTTCCAGTTATGAATAAGGGCATTGTCCATCTCTTCTGTCGAAGAGAAAGGGCGTTTGCAGTATTTGATAATGTTCGCGTGCCCAAAATGGGTATCGCTAGTAAAGAATGTTTTCATTGTAAAATGGTAGCCGAGATGGGAGTCGAACCCATAATCCCTAAAGGGCAAGCGATTTTAAGTCGCTTATGTATAGCCAGTTCCATCACTCGGCCAAAAAGATTTGTAATGCGATAAGTTTTTAGTAGAAACGATTGCCTATTGGTGTAATATACAGTATGAGAAAATACAGAAACTACACTGATGAGCAAGTTATTGATTTGGCGAAGAAAGTCAAGAGTATTGCTGAACTTCTTAGAAATTTAAATTTAAAATGCGTCGGGGGAAATTACTACACAATTCATTCTTTAATAGAGAAATTGGAAATAGATACTTCTCATTGGACTGGTTCTAAATGGAATAAAGGTAAGAGATTAAAAGGTTGGTCTAATTATTCTAGAGCGTCTTATGTAAAACCGCATTTAATAAAAGAAAGAGGTCATGCTTGTGAATCTTGCGAAAATACTGAATGGTTAGGGCAACTAATAAAACTTGAAATTCATCATGTTGATAAAAATAGAACAAATAATGATCCTTTAAATTTAAAATTGCTTTGCCCAAATTGTCACTCCATTACTGATGGATGGAGGAAAAAGAATTAAAGTCAACACTTTTTAAGGAGATTTTGATTTTAGTTCCTGAAATCTTTTAATCACATCGTCAAGAATTTTTAATTCTTTTGCGTTTCCTTCGGTGGTATCTTCCATCCATGAATTTATAGCGCGAAGTTCGCAGACGTGCTCAAACATATCTTCTGCCATTGTTCGCCAATCATCTTGAGTTAAGAGCAGTTCGTGAATCAACTGCGCTGCACTATCAGGATTTTGTTTTGTCCATTCGGAGTTCATTGTTCTTTGTAAAACCAAGTGCGATGTTTTTCGGCGACCCATTCGTGACCATAATCAGTTGTGCAAATTATCCATTCAACATCATCTGGCACTTCTACGATACGAATACAAACATGAAGAACAGAAAACCTTTCGCAACCAATCTCTTCGTAAATCTTTAACAAAGTTTCATCGTCGCGTTTTAAATTATAAAAAACAACTTCGCTACGAACATATTTACCGCCAGCGTAACCGTCGCCAGCGTAACCGTCTTCTATTGTGTAAGGAATACCTTTCGCTTTGAGATACATTTCCTTAGCTTCCAGAGACATATAGAATCCGCCAACTTCTGGGTTTATGAGTATTTTTTGCATATAAAAATGGAGCTTCAAATCGGAGTCGAACCGATGACCGCTCGCTTACAAGGCGAGTGCTCTACCACTGAGCTACTGAAGCTAATTGTTTTACCAACGATCTCGTCTAGTAAAATAGTTTGGGCGATTCCATAAGTGGCATAGCACTATTATGAAAATCAAGATTGATAACATTAAGTGTAATATATAATATGGATAGTCCCCGATTATTACAAGCAGATATACATAATAATTATAGCATTGTGTCTGGAGATTGGTCTAGCTACAAGACACAAATCACTGGACTTTACTCTGCTACTGGTTACGCTGCTTCTGGCAATGGAACTTTCGGGGACTTCTCCGATCATTTAGTTAGAGAATACAATCATAAGATTGATGTGTTGGGAATGCCAACAGGCTTATTTATTCGACCTTTTGATGCTGGTTATAGATTAACTGGCATCGCTATCAGTTGATTTGCTTTCTTGCTTACCTTTGATGTAAGCGGACATTAAGACGCAGTAGTTTAAGATGTCCAAGATAGCATCTTCATAGCTTTCGTTTTTAACCAAGAGCTTTCCATCTTGGGCAAACGTGCTAAGACGAGATACCTTGTCAATGATACGAACAAGAAAACCTTGTTCAGTAGTGCAGACTCCCATAGCTTCGCACCGCTGAAAGTTGGCAAACGGAACGTCGCCTTTGCTCCCAGCATAGTCGTTGTTTTTGGCTTGCATGATCTCAAACGCTCGCTTGCAGAGCGTTTGGTGATGCTCAAACAGGTCTTGTCTATTCATGGTGAATAAAAATTAATTTAAATTATTCGCCCTTGATAACTTTTGATCTCACCCTAGATAGTAAAGAAGCAACGTCTTTAGAATCCACCACAACAGGAACGTTGCGCTGAATCTTGCCAGAGTCGTCTTTAAAGGCGTGAACGATTTGATAAGGCTCCTCTGTTCGCGCCGTTTCTGAGGTGAAGCAATGCGCCGCCCATGCTGCGGCATTGTCCAAAGCGAAATCATAGAAGTTAATGCAGTTGCGAAGCGTACCGTCTCGTTCAAGATTCCAAATCTCAAACCAGTTCTTGTTAGCTGCTACTCCATTAGTTGTGAGTTGTAGTGTGTCCATTAGTTTTGTTCGTGAAAAGATTGCTTAACAATATCGTGAGGATATTGCGTTCTATCAATAGATTGAAGCTCATTTGCTCTGATAATCATGTAGTGATGAATAAAATGGCGAGTGTCCCAATCTAATACTCGCCCTTCCTCTTGAGGAAGCCCTTGAAGGACTTCATCAAGATTCAGGTTGAAGCTCAAGCACAAGGCTTGAATCTTACGATAAATGCCGATCTCTTTATACTTTAAGAGAGCAAAGGCAATATCGAGTTCAGTCGTATTCGCATTTTCTAGTTTTTGAACAAGTGGATTAAGTTTCATATCAGAATGACTCAACGATCACCGCGTCATCCGTGCTGACGCGAGAGCCATCGGCACGAAGAGTGTTTTCGTTGGTGTCGTAGCCCAACTCAAAGATGATGTCAGCAAGCTCATCGTACTCAACATCATATCCATTAATAGCATCGTTCATAATACTAGACAACGATGGATAAATTTCATTGTTGATAGCATTTTCGATGTAATTGCCAACTTTAAGTTTGATAGCTTCGTGACGCCAATCAATGTCACGAGAATCGTTGTTATCGTCCACCCGTTCAGCTCTATCGAGGCCACTATCATCGACGCTATCGCAGCCGCACTCGTCGCAATCATCGCAATCACCTTCGTTATAGATAGGCTCGCTGATCTCTTTGCGCTCTGGAGTAATGTCAGAGATAACTTTGTACTTGCTCACGCGCAGTTTTTGGAAAGAGCAGTCAGTTGGAACGCTCACAGCATCGGCTGGATTAACCTCCACAACGAGCAAACGTCCAGTTGGCCCAGCCCAGTTCTGAGCGTAATCAAAGCTACCAACGTGCAAGCCAAACGAGCAGTGATTGTCTTTGTTGTCGTCAACAGAGCGACGAGCAACTTCGATAGTAGAGCCAATAGCGTTCAAGATGTGACCTGATTCGTTCACTTTGCCTTGAACAACAACGGTTGAAGTGTTGCCGCTGCTGGAATAAAAATCATTTTTAACTCCTTTGTAAGCGAGGAAATTTCCTTCTGGCGTGATTGGAAGCGACTTGTAAGACAAGAACGAATAGAGTTCGTTGACTGAGTTGGCCGAAACGTTAGACATGAGATTGCTAATGAAGTTTAGCAAAGGCTCAGCATCTTTAGCTCCAGCCTTCAACAGCTCAAGCAACTTCGTTACAACAACGCCATGTAGCTTTTCAGTGCCATAGAACACTTCGCCATCAGCAACGCGAAGTTTGCCATGAGAGAAGTTGACGATCTTGTGCTCAACGCTCACAAGACTAGGAATATCGGCATAGTTCGCGTCGATCAAGGCTTTGCGTAGAGCAAAGAAGTTTGGATTAGACTTCTCGACGGTATAAGGACGACCATTAACGAAAACGGTAATGGAATCATCGCGCATAATGTAGGCTGGCTTATTCATATAGATAACTTAGTTTAGTTTTGTTGTTATTGTTTATCAATCAGGGAAATGTAATCGACCATGTTTTTGCAGTGCTCTTCGTTATGGTAACCATAGTAGTTTGAGAACATCATTACTATTGGATACTTCTTAACGAGAGCATCATGTTCAGCATCAATTTTAGTTTTGTCAATAGTTTCTGAAAAAGATTGGCGGGTCAAGCGAAGCAATTCCATAATACTCTCTTGTTCAAGAGAGAATTGTTTATCAGTTACAGGTTCAGTTCCGTAGAACATATTCAAAGGATGCTTCTTGTCAAGCCTATCAGCGATACTTTTTACGTAACTTCTAAATTTAGATGCGCGATAATTGTTTTCGAGATTTTGAGAGATTGCGCTACCGTGCATTTTTAATTGTTTTTTAATGTAATCCTCAACTAGAGTTGCAAGGTTGATTGCTTCGTCGCCCAAATCCGAATCATCTTGAACACCATAAACATAAGTTTGGTCAAGGATTTTCAATTCATGCAGCTTGGTAAAGAACTCGAAAGAGTGATCTCTGGTAAATTCTTGACCAGCAATCTCACAATAAAAGCGGCGATCTTTGTTTTGCAGTTTAACGTAATAAAACTTACCTTCTGGAAGGTTAGCTTGAGTAACAAAAGGCCGATAACCATAAATGGCTTTGGCAAATACAATGCGAGCCTGAGAAGCCTTCGCCTGATCAGATTTCAATTCTTTGGTAGTAGAAGAAAGGAAAATGCGATTGCAAGTAGTGTAAGAAGTTAAAAATGCTTTAGCTTCTTCTGGAGGAAGAACAACGACGGAAAAACCTTTTTTGTCTCCAAGAATTGAATTTTTTTGAATCCAGCGAGCTTTGGCGAAAAGACTCTTTTTTTTGTCCGCGATGAGAATACAATAATTGCTGTTAGAATAAAACAGTGAAGGACTAAGACTTCTCTTGTCGGAAATGCTAATAGTTCGGAAATTACCGTTGCGATTAACGCAATAACCATGCGTAATTTCGTAATGGAGGTTTGGCTGAACTTGAATTTTGTCGCCATTAGAGGCGTTAAAGATCATTGGTATATCACTAGCAACATTTTGCAAAACGTAATTGTCGCTAATGCTATTCACCTTGGCCATAAACTGCTCTACGTCTGAAATATCATTTAAAGTCTTTTGAAACACTTCTCTGATTTCATATTCAAGATTTGAGAAGAACGAAACGAGATTCTTTTTAGTGAGTTCGTTGTACTCTAAACTCTCTCTGGAGTGATGCAGAGAAAGCGAGCCAACAGGAAAGAAAAACACGAAGAAAGAGGCTGCGCTAGTACCTCTGAGAGATTTGTAGATTGAGAGCGAAGATAGTCTATCAGACAACATTTCAAGATTAAGTGGGTAAGAAATGCCGCCCATAACAATCACTGGAGAATCTGATCTACGATTATAGACGCTGCCATTATTAAGATGTTTTAATACACCCCAAGTGTTGTTCTTTATCACCCAATCAAGAGTTTCCAAAGATTGGATGCCAGAAGAAACAAAAGGCGCGGAGGTGAACTTTAAAACTTTGTGACCAGCTTCGATAAACTTAGCAATGTCTTCGTTTTTTACAGCAACAGAAATTTCCACACCATTTGGCTCAGTGGTAGATTCTTCTGCGAGCTTGGTAAAGCGAGTGTCGCCGCTTTCATCCACATAAACAGAGATAATGATCTTTTCGCCATCTTTGCAGGAAACTACGGTAAATGAGTCGGTATAAGACAAGGGAGAGAAGCGGCCAATACCGAAACCGCCGATTGCGTTGTTGCTGCCGCGCTTGCTAGAGCGACCATACTTGGTGTAAAGGCCAAACAACTCTTCCTCAGACAAGCCGCCGCCAAAGTCGCGCACCGAATAGGTAGGAGCGAGATGAGTTGGAAAGCTGATCTTGATTGGAGTGGCAGAATTCGCCGCGCTGTTAGCGTCAACAGCGTTTGCCCAAGTTTCGCGCACAGTGGCGAGAATGGTGTCGGAATAATTGTTACGAAGAAGAGACGAAATGTAACGCATCTCGCTCGCATCAATGGTAGCGATTTCAGATTTGAAATCGTGAGACTCAACAACGTTTTTCTGGATGGATTTAATGATCATGTTAGCAATTTGTTTAGTAATTTAATCTGCAACCACTCTACCACACTTTTCTTATCCGTCAAGCGTTTTGAACAACTTTTTTTGAGTTTCTTTGAGAAAGTTCTAAAGCCTTGTTTTCAAGCCACTTAACTTGCGAAGAATTTTCGCAAATAACAGAAAGCACCGAATTTTTATCAGAAGTGTAGCTCGAAATCATAAACTCAGCGTGAAACTTGAACTGCTTCAAAAACTGATCTGAAACCTGCTCGTAAATGCCGTAAACTTCTGAGAGGTTTTTAGAGGAGAAAATTTGGTGTTTGGTGTTCATTTTTAATTGATTTTTAACCCGAATTTTGGGTCGTTTGCTTGCTGAATCATATTAACGTAATCGGCGAATTTTTCCAAATGAATCCACACTTTTCCATGCTGTTCAATCTCTTTGTCACTGAAACCTTGTGAGATCATGTTCATCATCTGATTTTTATTCAGCACCAAAAATTCAACCGTGTTCTTTCTGTAATTTGGGCAAATGATCGAGTAAAGATGTTCAGTGTGAATTTCTGTGCCAAGGTATTCTTTTTTGCTGACGGAATCTTCCAAGGGCATTGGCCCAGTCCTGAATCCGATCTTCTCTTTGAAGAGAAAGTCAGTGGTTCTCTTGGTTACTAGGTCTAGTTCTGCTTGAAAATTCATAGATGGTATTGTAAATTTAAAAGTTTGAAAATAGCTTTGTCTTTACCCTTGAGTTCCACGTCGAAGAAAACGTCTTTGCCGTAAGCGTTGGGCTTGCCAATCGGCATATCAGCGTGCTTGCGCGTGTCATTGACGCCCTCGGAAAAGTGGAATAAAGGAGCGGTGTTCCAAGTAGAATAAGCGAGGTTAAAGTCTTGTTCATCGGTGGTGCCAGCGTTGCAGAATTGACGATGAAGAGAGTCGTAGGTCACAGGAATTCCGCTGGTGAGGAAAAAATGTTTGCAGAGATTAGAGATGTTCCATGAGCCATTAACGTTGTCATTGACCTCAACAACTAAACGCGACTTTACGTTGTGTGGGAGCGTGTGATAATTGGCGAGAAAGCGTTTGGAAATTTCTTCGCAGTCACCATCTTGACGACAATGAATGTTGAGCGGTGAGCGGTAATCTTGGGGCAACTCAAGCAAGTCAAACAACTCAGCGTGAGAAATCAAATCGCGCACGCTGTTGCTGATTGCGTCAGGATTTTCGCTAGTGAGCGTAATGTATTCGGAAGGATGAGCGGAGATTCTAACGCCGCTAACTTTGATCTCGTTGGCGATTTTGTGCAAAGCGTCACGCATATCAGGCCAATCAGGTAAGTCTTGCAAACGAAGATTAACGCTAGGATGATTGATAACAGGCGTTAAGCTAGAGGACAAACGGTAGCCAGCAATGCCGTAGCTGTGGCAATGCTTAATGATCTGATGCGTAACGAAAAAGTTATTGAGAATGCGCCGACTAAGAATGCGAATAGCTTCGCTTCGATCTAAAGAGACGAAACGAGTGAAAGTCATCGTCTCAAACTTGAAGCCTTTTTGTTCGGCAAGAATTTCAGAGATGCAGCAAAGAGATAGTTTCATGTAAAAGAGCTAGATCAGAAAGCGTCTAGCTTGTCAATGGTTTTACTGGCCAAGGCTGAATTTTTGCAGTTCACTGATACGCAAGTTCAAACAGTCTGCTGGATAGAGATAAGGCTTGTGAGCAGGAGAAGATTCGTCCAGTTCTCCTTTTTTGCAGTTCAAAGATTGATTTAAAAATGATTTTTTATTCATGTAACCAAGAATGTAACCTTTAGAATAGTCTTTGAGAATACTGGTGAATAAATAGTAATCGCACTTCTGTAAGGTATTGAACTGATAAACGGTGCAGTTGTAATGGGGCTTTGGCTTAACTGTTCTTTCTTTAGCTTTGATCTCAAAGCGTTTTCCTTTGTTTGACTTCCAATCAGAGTTGTAGTCTTCGTGAGAAATGATTTCGCCGCCCAGAGCTTCTTGAACCATTAGGTCAGAGATCATGGCGATTTTCCAGCCATCACCATCTCGTATGGAGTTTTTTAATTTTGGCTTATCTTCCGCTAATTCTAATGCGGTTGCGACGAGCTGTGGATGTAAGTCTATCTCTATCATTTATTTGCCCTAAAAGTGTTCGCGTTTGGTTCTAATGTATATCTTATTTGCGATTTTTTAGTTCGTGTTTGAAATTGGCACGGACGGAGGGAATCGCACCCTCATAAGGCAGTTTTGGAGGCTGCTGCACTACTAATATACCACGTCCGCAAAAATTAAATTTTAAATTGAATCCCCACCATGCACCTAGAAGCATTTCTGCTTTCACGGATGAACCCGACTTTCAATGCAGGTAGGGAAATTGCACACAGCCATTATTGTCATTGACGTGAATCAAGAGGACTACTGTGTATGTTAAATTATTTGAATAGATGTAGTTTTGCTTTATATAACTACACTTCAGCGAGTTTCTTATTTACGCATAGGTTCCAACACGTTTAACATTTCCCCATAAACGTGCTGTTATGAACCCAGAGGCTTTTCGTGACTTCCATGCTTTTCCGCTGACGGTTAGACCCCGTGCTCGTACCGAAGATGGAAACAACCTTCTACATTCCGAGCTGCTATTCAAAATTGGTTCCCCCTGCCACACAAGTCTTCCAGAACATTTCCAGAAGATGAATGCACTTGTGTGCGCTAATTCTTAAACGATGTAAAGAAACGTGAATCTTTTCAAGAGATCACCCAGTTTCGTAGCAACATGGAGCTTACTTTATAAACGCGAATACAGCGGTCTGCATAAACACAGAAGGGAAGATGTGAAAGAACAAAAGAGAACCTACTTATTTTACATTAGATGTCAAGTGTTTCTAATGACTTTTTTTAGAATTGTTCTCGCCGCCATTCATCGTATTTGATTTTAGCGGCATCAATAGCTGGGCAAATACCTTTTGCGCCGTTACTAAACTCAACCCACCGGTAGCAACCACGATTCTCAGTTTCCACACTCATGCCGATTTTAAATGGCATATTGAAACGTGTTTCATCGGTGTCATCAGGATGATTTTCAACAGTATAATAAGACACGGTATTTATGCTCGTGCCTCCAGCTTGAAGAAATCTTTCAAGCCATTCAAGACGCTCTTCGGCTTTCTCGGCGCGGACTTGCCACGCGGAGGCGGACTCGGCAACCATTCGTGCGCCGCGAATATACTCGGCCTCGCGTGCGTCACGTTGCTTCATTAACTCGGCTACTTTCTCTTCCGCTGTAATGAGGTTTTTACTATAGTTTGATGCGTACATAAATTTAAATAATATAAGGTCCACAATTCGCAAAATCATTAGGAGACATAACTTTTGGGTTAACTATATCTATAGCACCAAGAGAAAATACCCTATCATACGATTCGTTATGTATTTTCTTGCTATGTTCACGCACATAATCCCCCATCTCCATATGATTCATTTCTGATTTAACAGCTACGGCTTTAAAACAATCTCCTTTGATAATGTATTGAAACATAAATTTATTTGTTATTGAGTAGAAGGACCATATACACCAATTGGATATTTCTCTCTTACGATCTCGTAAATCTTTTTAACAGCATCTCTTTGATCATATCCTGCTTTATAAAGCATATCAGCAATTTCTTCAAATACTTTAGTGCGTTCAACATTATAACGCAATGACTCTAAAGTGTTGTCGAATACTTCTTTATTATATATAGGTTCCACTCTCGCTGCGTTTAATGCTCTTACAACAGCATCCATAATAGCATCGGGCGGATCATTTTCAAACGTGCCGCCAGTATTACAAGGAATTTGTTTGCCGATAAAGCGAAGATACTCTTCCAATTCTTCGTACTTTTTTCTCCATTCCATAACTCTATCGGCTTCTCTCAACATTTGTCGTCCTCCCATTTGCCAATCGTGCGGAGAAAAGCTTCTGCGCGTTGGGCGGAGGTGGCCGTTTCCGGCCAACACCCTGCGACTGTGCAAATATTGCGCAAAATTGAGATATAACCCTGTTTGTCTCTAACACTGAGAGTGTTCTCCGCCGATTGCATAGCGTTCAAGTCGTGAATGAAGTCGGGGATGAACTGCGCGACAAGTCGCCCCAATTCGTGCGAGTATTCGCTACACTTCCATCCTGTCGCTTCAGCAATGGCGATTCTTTGTTGTTCAGCTTTCATTTGTTATCAACCAAAGCAGCAACAATCTTCTCTGCATTCTCTTGAATAGAAGGATAGCAAAGAGTATTAAACGAGTCACCGTGTTTCGCAACAAATTTATCCCAATCTTTCTTTTCTTCGGGAGATAGAGTAATTTTGGCAGGACGAGCCTCACATGCTTTACGGATAATATCAACTAGCTTATTTTCCATAAGACGAGCCGCCGCAGTAATTGCAGACTTCTCTGGATAAATTTGCTGACGAATAGAAGTGCATCCTTGTGTAATATGAATGAGCCAAAAGCCTTCACGGAGACCATCATAAGCGTATGGGTCATTTGCAGGAATGAACTTCTTGCCCACCTTACGGTAAAGCCGCTGGTCTTCTCTGGCGGCTGCACTTGCAGTTACCGGATCAGTCTGGAACTTATAGTTAAGTTCGGAACGAAGACGTTGGCATTCGTTCTGATAGTATTCTAAATCTTTATTCTTTTTCATTTTAAATCCTTTTCAATTTCAAAAGTGAATGGCTTAACCGGTTTCCCATCATCAAATCGTTTAATAAAAGTTTGCGCTTTTTTAGGCAGCGTGTATGTGTCCCATTCATGTACTTCGCGATGAAGTATTCGTTCAGCGCCAACATTCAACCCAATTTGGGTTGTCGGTTTAACTTCCCGTTTAAATGCAAGAGCTATAGGGCAATCATAACAACTCCCTCTATATCCTTCTTCAATATCTTTAAGAGTAACTTTAATTTTCATTTTGTCTTTAGTACTTCGAAAGTGGATGGTTTTTCACTTTGTCTTTTTGTGTTTCAAATGTGAATGGTTTTACAGGTTGATCGTGATCGAATCGTTGAATGAATTTTTTTGCCTCTTTAGGTAGAGCGTAAATATACCACATGTCTTTGGTAAAATGTTCTATGGATTCAGCATTAACAGCGAATCCATAACGAATTTGATTTTTAACTTTACGTTTAAACGCAAGAGCGACTGGACATTCATAACAAGTTGATTTGAGTCCTTTGTCAATATCTTTTTGTGTTACTTGGATTATCATTTTAAGTTACCTCCGTAATAATCAAAAGTCTTTTCCATAGCGTCCAAAGTTATAATGAGTTCACCCAACTCGTGTTTTTGATAATACTCGGTTTTCTTTTTCTTTTTGAGGTCTGCAATGTCTTCATGAAGGTATTCAATAGTCTGCTTTAAGGAAGCGCGAACAATACCGTCAGCTGTATCTGGATCAATTTCTACTTTCATGTCTTTATTATTTTTCATATTAATTCCAAATTCTATGTTTTTCAGCGACCCATTCGACGCCGTCATACTCTTCAATCTGCCATTGAACATCATCGGGAATCTTTACAACTTTAAGTTTTGCAAAACCCCCGTTAGCAGCTTCTCCTAGCTGCTCTACAATTTCTATTAGAATAAGATCGTTACGCTTAATGTCATCCTCATATTTAATCGCAGTACCAGCGCGTTCATTATAAAGGGCAAGAGCTTCTTTAGAAAGCCCAAAGCCACCGTGACAAGTGTTAATTACAATTTTCATTTTTAACAATCTCCGAGTAAGGAAGATAGTTTTGAGTTGTCACATTAGTCTTTGCGAATTGTTTGTTCAATGTCTTTAACCACCCGCCACGCGAATGCAGTTCACCAAGTTGACCCGTCGCTTCACAAGTTTTGCCAGAAGCGGTCTCCGCAAAATGAATGGTGCCATCAAGATAATTACTAAACCGATCATTGATTTTTTGAAGTTCAGGATACTTTTTAGTATTTAAAAGAGAAACGTTTTTCTCGTCAAACTCAAGACGATAATAAAAACGAAGTGTGCCAAACTTCTCTTTAACTTGCTCTGCAATAACTTGCGGTGGCCGCACTGTAAAGTAATAGGTAGCTTCCTCGTCCTTGTTAATAAACGGTGTGATACCAAGACGCTCACCATCTTCTTTATCTACTTGGATAGAAGTAGTGTAGGTGTAGGTAAGAGCTTCGCAAAGAATATCAATAAGATCATACCAACCATCGCCCACTTCAAGACCCCAACACATACAGCTCTCGGTCTTTGGCTTGGTACGGTCGCCGAAAATCTTTGGATACTTCTCAAATAGTTTTTGTTCTAATTCTGTTTTCATAGTGTGTATAATGTATAATTTTTATATAATGTCAAGATGTTTCTACTCACCAACGTCAAGCGCGCCCATTATTGCCTTATGTATTTTAACATCCGTATCTGTCGTATATTGGAATAAAATATTATACCTTTTCTTCAAGATAGCATTGTCCTTCTCAAGACGCTCGACTTTGCTAAGCAAAGCTGCTTCACGTTCAGCACCCTTACCGTTCAATACACATTGTTCATGTATTTCTTCTTCAAGTTGTTGGATTTTGCTTTTCATTGGAATAATGTAGTTGTATTTAAAAATTTAGCAAGAGGTTTAAACCAAAGGGGAAGAGCCGTTATGAACAACCAGACAATTTGAATAATAAATATATCGGTGAATTTGTCGATGAACAGATTGTACATGCCTACCCAAAAGTAAATAAAGCCAACCCAAAAAATGTAATGACCGATAGAGCGTTGAAATAGTTTCATAATTATTCCTCGACCTGATGAAGAGCATTTCCTGCTTCTGCTCGGATAGCTTGAGCAAGTTGTTCTACAGTTTTGCAATCATTGTTGCCATACTTCAATAAATTGCGGCACATAGCATCAATTTCATACAATGAGTGCCATGCTTGATTGCAATGAATAGCTCGCATATGCTCATAGTTATCTTCGGGTAAGTTAAATTCTAGTGTTGCTTTCATAAATTTATTATTTTGTCATCCAGAGGTAAAATGGAGATAGTATTAATTTTAACAATGCAAGAAACCACATGACGGGTCCGCAAAGAATAAACAGGATAATTCTTTGAGGTCTAAGATTTACAGACATATGTGTTTCCATGTATATGCTGGGTCCCATTAAAAGCCACAAAATAAGCAAAAAATCAATAAAGTCGGGCTGCATAAAGTTATTCCAGTTCAACCATCCATTTTGAATCATTGTAGATGTAATCCCAAACAACTTCTTGTTTCTTACAAACGTAAGTGCCCGTGTTAACAACTTCATCTCCTAAATTCATAGATGCGATAAAGCTATCAACAATCTTATCTTGCTCTAGTTGATGAGCTGCAATTAGTTTTCTAATCTCAGCAATCTTTGCTCGCTGTTCTTTGGTGATTTTAATTTTCATATATAATTTTGTGAAAGCATTCTGGCAAAATAACGTTAGAAGGAATTTCTTTTCCTTTAAATAAAGCGGCAACATCTTCAACGCTGTATCCAGCAAGACCGCAGCCAATTTTAGTTACCAAAAACTCAAGTTGAGGAAAGAGACTAGCTGTACCTAAAAACAAGTCGATTTGGTATTCAATGTCAGAAAGCGGCAAAGTAATGATTTGATGATCTTTGGTTGGCAAAGCGTAAGATTGGCCATAAAGCCCAACGCCTTTTTTCCAAATTGCGCCGAATTTCTTGTGGGCAAGAGCAGCAGCTCCAGCACCATGAATTCCAGCTAAATTGCTGCCAAATACGAAGATTTGGTGAGGCTCAAGAGAAGATATATTTTCGGGAGTGAATTTCATTTACAAGGTAGATCAAAGTGATTTTTGCAGGTGTGTCAAGCGTTTTTAGGATTTTTCTTGAAAAAAGTGTAAAATAAATTAGAATGCAGATTTCTCCTGTCAATTCTATCTCTTTTGGGCCAAACATTAAAGATGCGGCTTCAATGTACGCTAGAAATTCGCCTGTGGGTTTAGTTTCTCCGCAGAAAACCGAAACTGTTGGAGTAGATCAAAGCGAACTTTACGATTTAAAAAAGCTTTTAATTAGCGCTATTGACAGCATGAATTTTGGTTTAGCTTTGCAAGTGCTTGACAAGATCATCAAGATGCACAAAGATGCTGGTGCAATTTTTTGATTACTTGCTAGTTGCGTGATAAACGCCATCCCAATCTTTAGGCAAGTTTGCGGTTTTGAGTTCAGAAATTCGGCTTTCCATCATCTCGTAGTACCTCATCATCTTTGAGTTTTCCGTTTTTAGTCTAGTCAAATAGATTTCCGCTTCTTGCCAGTTCATCTCGTAGTAGAACTCCATCATCTTCTTGTGATGAGAAACAATCTTATTTGCCTTCTCGTCGTTCGCAATTACGGTATAGATTTTGACGCCTTCTTTTTTGCCTTTGACGGCAATGTTGTCTAACTCTAGGAAATTGAAAGAGTTCTCGATGCCTTTCACGGTTTGCTCGCCGATAACAATTTCAACGTGGTAAGGCTTGCTTTGGCCTTCTAAACGCGACGAAAGATTAACAGCGTCTCCAAGGCAAGTATAGTCAAAGCGATTTTCGGAACCCATGTTTCCAACTACAACTGAACCAGAATTGACTCCTACGCCAATCGAAAGTTGCGGTAATTTTTCCAATGCAAGTTGTTTATTTAGCTCATCAAGTTTCGTGAACATCTCAACGGCACACTCGATAGCTAATTCTTTGTGGCGAGCAACATCAACAGGAGCATTCCAAAAAGCCATTACTGCATCTCCAATCAGTTTATCAACAGTTCCATCTTTGCTCATAACTAATTTTAGCATAGGAGTCATGTAACGGTTTATTAGAGAAGTTAAACCTTGCGGGTCAGTTTTAAAGTGCTCGCTAAGTGCTGTAAATCCGCGAACATCAGAGAATAAGATCGTCAAGTCTTTGGTTTCGCCGCCAAGTTTTAAAAGCTCTGGATTAGATTGCAGCTTTTTGACCATTGCAGGAGCAAGATAGTGTTCAAACTGCTTTCTAATTTGTTGTTTCTGTTTAAATTCATTGATGAAACGCATAAACGCAGACACAGAAAAGCAGATGAAAAGAGCGGCAACTATCCAACTGTAATCAAAAAGAAGTCCGTTGCTAAAAGCTTTGACGCCATAGGCCACAGGCGCAATCATCAAAGCGATAGATAGCCCAGCACAAATTAAGTAGTTCAGCCAAATGAAAGCGACGATAACAACTAACGCCGCGACTAAACCATAAAGAATCTCGTAAGTGTTAAACTCTGATGGTCTTTCTAATCTTGAGTCATCTAAAAGCATTTGTGCGGCAAACAAAGGAATTTCGTAGCCATTCTTAATGTTAACTGATGTTGCAACAGTGTTTGAAAGACCTTCTGCCGTTGGCGCAATCATAACAATTTTGCCTTTAACCTCAGACCAATCTTCTTTGGTGAAGGAAAAAGAATCAAAAGTGTATTTGAAGTTCAACCAAACTCGCCCATTCTCGTCAGTTTTAATTGTTTTAAATTTGGGAATGCGAATTGCAGCTACGCCAGATTGATTAACTTTTGCTTGATAGCTTGGATCATTAGAAGCTACGCGCAAGATTTCTAATGGCAGTGTTGGATAAAGTTCTTTGTTCACTTGCACGATAAGCGGCAATCTTCTAACTACGCCGTCAACTTCTGGAGCTGTTAGCAGCATACCAACGCCAGCCGCAGCTTCGCCAAGCTCTTTTGTTGGCCCAATCGCCGCAGGATAATCAAATAGCCACTCATCTATGCCGCCGCCGATTACTGACACTCCTCTAGGCACAGGCGAGCCTTTTCCTTTATTTGCCGCAGACTGACTAATGATTACAGGATATTTGCCGAAAGTTTCTTTTAGCGCAGAGTCTCCATTGAATCTGTCGTTCTCAGCAAAGATAATTGGCAACACAACAATCTCTGCGCCGTTATCAAATGCTTTTGTTATTGCGCTAGCTAAGATTTGTCTTGGGAAAGGCCATTGACCATGCTTCTCAAGAGTTTTCTCATCTATCTCAACAACTACAACACTTTCGCTTTTTACTTTCTCTTGAGTGATTTGATAGTAATCTAGCGTTTTTAGTCTTGCAGTCTCAACGAAAAATGGGTCTTTAACTCTTAAAGTTAAGAGGCAGATCAAAACTAACAGCGAAGCTATTGCGGTATAGATTTTATATTTCTTCATCTCTGAGTAATGTAAACTTTACTTTTTTCCCCAAAGTTTAAAACATAAGCTTGACCGTTAACGGTAACGGTAGAGTTAGCGTCGTATTTGGTGGTAAATCTGATTACACCTTTATCAGTAGATAAATATAATGAAGCGTACTTTCCATCAGTAGTGAATCCGTTGTTAACGGTAGTTGTTCCTGATGTTATATTATTTGTCTGAATTGGATTCGTGATCGAAGGAACTTCAATTTTAGGAACTTCTTTAACAACCACTGGTGTTTGAACTTCTACTTTTGGAGCTTCAACTGTTGGAGCTTCTATTTTAGCATCTAGTTTTATTTGGGCAACTTCTGTTTCTTGTTTAGCTGGAGGCGGGGCATCTGTTGTTGTGCTTGCGGCTTCTGCTACTGATTCAGCAGCAGTTTGTTGCGCCACTTGAGTTTTAGTGTCTCCAGCTTTCTTATTTGATTTGTCGTCTTTCTTGTCTTCAACTTTATCTTTTTCAGAAGAAACTTTTTTTGTTTCTTTGCTATTCTTCGTAATAGATTTATTACTCTCTACAAGAAGATTATTATTGATCTTTGATTCATCGGTTAAATCAAGAATAACTGGCAACGTTGGATTAGAGAAAGCGGAAGAAATGAAAGTGGCTTGATACGCCTGATTCAACACTACTGTTCCGCTCGCATTTGTAACTTCGATAGAGCCTACCACTGGAGGCGAGCCAGTTAACGCTGGAAGCGACGGCAAAAGAACAATTAAACTTTTGCCATCTTCTCCAACGCTCATAGAAAAGTCAGTTCCTCTTACTGACACAACAGCGGTTGGAGTTTTAATCTTTACGTTTTCTTTGCTGTTCTTGGCGATTAATCCAGAAGTGTATCTAATGGTTCCTGATGCAGCTTTGATAGACAAAGAGCCTTTGCCGCTTGACGGATCATAAACGAATTCATCAATCTTAAGTTTAGAGAACTCTGTGATTTGAACTCTTGTGTCATCCACAAAGGAAATGTCAACGCGAGATCGAAGTGTTTCGATTGTATCGAACATCTCAATCCCAACGTTAGCTTTGCCCTCGATCTTATCCTTATCTCTGGTAATTTGAGTTGGCCCAGTAGCCTCTGTTATTTTACCAGATGAACCAAAAAGAGATAAAGCCGTTAATAAAAATATAACGGCAATTCTCAAGTTATGGAAAAGGAGTTAAATTAGCAGCAGTTGTGCCTTGTTGAATAGAAACTGTATTGAAGCTGCCAGTCAAATTGTAGGTCAAGGTTTGTTTTTCTAAACCTGCTTGTTGGAAAGTCATTGTGTTAGAGCTTCCTAAAACAGTTACAACTTGACTATGACCGCTACCAGCAGCATTACCGCTCGGATTACCTGCTTGAGTTGTAGTTAGCGTGTTGCTTGAACCAGTGATGGTATAATCTAGTTCGTTATATTTGCCATCATCAATTCCAACTTTCATTACATTGCTGCTACCAGTAACGACGAATTTGACATCGCCATTAACAGTGGTCGCTTTGTCGGTGCTGTTAGCGATAGCGTCTTTATTGAGCAAAAATGTATTTGAATTACCAGTAAAGGTTAAGTCAATATCGTTATTTGCTCCGTTCGTGAACATCTTTAAGTTGTTGCTATTGCCAGTGGTAATAGATTTAAGCGTTAAGTTGTTACCGATCATAGAGAAGTTGGCTTCGTTATTGTCTCCAACTTGTCTCATCTCGAAAGAGAGATTGTCGGATGTTATTTCGCTGGGAGTGCCAGACGAACCAATTTTATTAACGCTACCAGTTTGAACAATAGTTGTTGTACCAGTAGTGGTGATTTGGTTAATGTATATTTGATTTTGCCCAAAGCAAAGGGCTGATAAAAATACATATAAAACTAATATTTTGATTTTCATTGTTTTTGAGGGGTTTTGTATTTCCAGAGTCCCGATTTCTGCCCTTGATCTACTATCTCTATCACTGCTTGCTCAATAGCACTTCTAACAGCTATTGTATTTGGTTCGTTGGCAGTTAATCCAAGTTCAGCTTCCACAGGAGTTACGCCGTGTTCGTAGAACTTGAATAGATTACCTGAAACCGCGACACTAGAAATTGTTTTAGTTACAGCTACGCTAAGTAATATCTCGCCTGTTTGTACACTAACGAAACGAAGCGACACTGTAACAACGTCTTTGCGGTATTGAGTACTAGACGATATGCCAAGAACGCTTGCGCCAGCTCCACCAGTAATTATGTTGGTGTCGTAGCCAATGATGCCGCCTTCTGCGATAATGCCAGCAAACAGCATAGGAGCGAGCTTTTCAGCGTCTCTGCCTTGAAAGGTCTCTCTTGTTTGGTTGATTAGCTGCCGTTCTCTAATGATATTGTCCAAACTGGTGCGCTCTAGCACCTGAAACCATTGACCGTTGCCAGCAATGCGCAAAGCGTCTATAACCCAGCTTTCCGCGCCTTGCGTGACTGCGGAAGAGAAAGAGGCGTAGGAATCTACAGTTTTGCGTTGGCCAGTCTTATCAACGAAGGAATAGATGGCAATGCTGATTCTAGCGCTCTCTGGAGGCGGCAAATTACGCAACTGCTGCTCCAAAGGTGGAGCTTGCAGCTTAGGCTTCTCTAATATAGCAGGTTTTTGTGGAAAAGATGAGCAACCTACTAGGAAAAGAAGCAAGAATGGAGTTAACCATCTCATTCTTATCCACCTCCTGGTTTGAGGACTCCAACAGGAAGTTGAATTTGCGTCGAACTGCCTGTTGCTGGGTCGTTAATATACAGCGTTACTAAATCGCCGTTCTTTTGCCAAGTGACTGTTGCGCCACCTTGTAAATTAATAATACCAAACGTTTCGCCGTTTGAATTGAAAATCTGATCCGTAACTTGTGAGGCTAATTGAGAATAAATTCTTGCCTGTAAGTTGTTTATGAAAGTATTAAGCGGAGTATTTGTAGCTTGAATCTTTTGTTGTTCAAGATCAGCTCTTAAGTTATCCTTAACAGCTTGCTTACGAGTTCTCGCTAAGTTCTCTACAGTGAGAACGTGTCCAGAAAAGTTAGCTCCGTTGAAAATCGGAGACTTGAAGCCATGAACCATCTCGCTTCCATGCAAACTGGAAATAAAAATAAATAAAATTAGAAAAAATGGTGTCTTCACTTATCATACTATTACACTTTTTTATCGGCTTCTTTGAATTGATAGAAGTAATCGTCGTTGTCTAAAGCAACCCACTTGCCTTTACCTTCGCAAGTGAACTCTTTATCAAAGACTTTCCAATCTGGTTTCTCTAGTTTTTTAGCTATAAAAGCGCCGCCATCTTTCCAAACGACTCTATTATTTGGCTGAAAGAATAATTGATTACAATCTTTGCCTGTTGAGTCTTGAAGACCCCAGATAAGATGGCCGCATTTGTGTCCTCCAGCCATTTCAGAATAGCCAAACGCAGCATCAGGATTATCGTGCCAGTCTATCGTAAATAAGTATTTGCCTTTAACCCATTGGTGATTCTTTAGTTGCACCTCTACTGATGCGTTCTTATGGTATTCATATCTTGTTACCGATAAAGAATTTGAATAGCAGTCCCAAAGCTGTAACCAATCTAAAGGATAGTCAGTATGTTCTGGAGATAAAGTTAAATAATGAATCGGCACTCTATCATGCCTAGAGCCATACTCTGTCATTATCTGAAACGTAAGACAACGACGAGTTAAAGAAGTTACGCCAAAAACTTCACAAGAGATATACTCTTTCTTATGTTCAGTGTGATTATAAAGAAAGTCGCTTTTTAAATAAGCATGAAAAACAGGAATATTAGCGTTTAAGTAAGGCATTACTTAACTTTACGTTTTTTAGCTGGCTTTTTGCCTTCTGTATTTTTATTTTTAATAAAATCAGTCATTTCCTCCAGATTCATAATGTCGAGCTTAGTGGTAATGTGTTCATAGAAATCAGGAAAACATTCTTTGAACAACTTTAGATTAACTGCGGTAGAGTTCATCGAAGGTCTAGAGAACGACGAATAAAGAGCTTTGACTGCATCTTCGTCGCCCTCTAATACTGCTTGGCGCAAATTAGGAGCTAAGAATAAGCCAAGAAAACAATCTCTAAAACTATTCATTAACATACCAACAGAAAGCTCAAACTGATTTTGATCTATAAAGAAAGTTTCAACAGGAATGTTCCAGCTAACCATTGGGCTTTCTCCATAGTTAATACAAACTTTTAAATTCTTATTGTCGAGTTTAGACCAAACAACTTCGCCAAGATAAGGTTGACAAACAGCAAAAAAGTTAGCGACTCGGTTTCTTGCCTCTTGGTCAAGGTTTTGCTCGAAATCTACTTTAACTGCATACTTGGTCATTTCAACAATAGCTTCTATAAAGTTTTTTTGAGAAATCTTCTTGTTTAAAATTGATTCAAAATCTTTTTTTACTTTAGAGAACTCGGAATATAAAATATCTTTTTGTTCTTTGTATGTCATCATGGCTGTATTTCCTTTAATGCTGATAGCGCGTCTTGATCAATTTTGGCAGACCAATTTTTTGTGAAGTCCCAATACTCTACTTCCTGATCGAACAAGTCTTTTGACTTGGAGAAAACATTGAGAACGTCTCCAGAGAAAAGAGGGAGAACAGTTTGAGAGTTCTCTTTGTAATTAAAACAGAGAAGAGGGTAAGTTTTCGTTACAAGATATTTGCTCATTAGCTTTTCCATCCAGAGTCAGGTTGCCGAAAAGAATGAAGCGTGATCATGCAGTCACAAATATAATCTTGCGAGACAAGCCACCCAAGAATGCGTAGTTTTTCTAGCCCAAATCCAACGTTCTTAACTTCCATTTCAAATCTTCTTGGAGTTTCAATTGGAAGACCTTCTTCATTAAGAGTGATAAGAAGCATTAACTTTGAATCGTTGAGATCATTCGTGGAAATGATTGAGGCTTTGTAAGGAGTAAGCTCCTGAATGTTAAGATGCTTGCGTGACTTTTCAGTCAGAGCAAATGTGATTTCGTACTTCATTTTAAGAAATTTTTAATTTTTTGGATAGCGTCAGATTTTTCGGCGAAAGCTTGAGCAACGAATTGCTTTTGATGCTTTAGCTCTTCCTCGTAATTGAGAGAAGAAACATAACTTGTCAAGCCTTTTGACAATCTTTTTTCATCAATTAAAGCATTCGGGGATAAAGTGTATCCACAATTCTTAATTGTATTTTCGCATCCAGCGTCAAACAACATTACAACATCACTCATCAAAGCTTCGTAAAAACGATTAGCTAAGAACGCATAGTTGTTGTGCGTATGCAAATCTTCAATGTAGATTGAGTATTTATATTTGCGCAAATCTTCTTCGTTTTTCTTCCACGAAAGTTTATCGACGAAAGTACAATTACAGTTGATTGCTTGAAACTTCTTAACGTTCTTTGGCGAGCAAGAAAGATGCACGCCTTCCGTCAAGAACTTCTCGAAAGAGATTTGGCGATGCTTACGATATGTACCGTAATAAACGATTCCTTCTTTGTCTTGAGGATTTGTAGGATTGCGCGTATCCATAATCAAAGAATTGAGATTAACGGTTAGCCATTCAACGATAAAGTCGTTCAGCTTTTTCCCCGCAATGTTCTTGTTGAGAATCCAGTGGCGATAACCGCTACGAGGATTATTGCAGATCATGTCATACTTTAATCCATGATTGATTACGCCATAGCGAAGAAGCTGATTGTCTTCAATGTCATGGTCGTTAACAAGCCAAACGTACCTCGCGTTTGGATTCTTCGTCAGAATCTCGCGGTAAGGAACGTGCGGCATATACGGCGAAGCGTACGCGCAAATGATTATGTCGTACTGGTTGGCTAAGATTTGTGGTAGTTTGTATTCGCCATCCAATAAGTCTGCGCCGAGTGCCTCGGCCAGAATCAAGCTGTTACGGCAATGAACGATTGAGGTATCGTCAAACTCATTTGACAGCGGCTTTCTCTTGCTTGTGCTTTCGATGATTAAGATTTTCATTAAATTTTGTGAATTCGCCTTCTTCGTTTGAGTAGTAAATTTCTTTGAAAATTACATCGCCCAAAAGCTTTTGGCAGTGCTTGCAAGGTTTACCCATAGCTACTTTTTCGTTTCTGTCAATACGAAATGTAACTAAAATATTTTTTGAGTGATCTACCTTGCCAGATTTAATGACGGCGCACGCTTCGGCATGAATGCCGCTTCCTTCAAAATAACCGTACTTTCTATTGATTGGATGAGACTTCTTTGAGTTTCTCCCAATAGAAACGACACGATTCTTGTGCAGTATAAAAGCAAAATGACGACACCGGATTCCAGTGTCGTCATAGATAATTAGATTTTTTGCTAGGTTTACGAGACGGTCAAACTTCATTAGAAGTTATATCTAATGCGGACTTCGCCGCCCGTGTCAAGGAATTTTTGCGGGAATTTAGAATTCAACCGCTTTCCATGACTACCTTCAAACTTGAGCTTAACGTCAACTTTCTTAATTGAAATCTTGGAGCCAAGTTCAAAAGTCTCCATGTTTTCGCCCTTGTTAAAGGAGTTGACGTATTGACGACCTTTGCCAACTTCGGCATAAACCCAAGGATAAGCTACGCCAACGCGAGCTTCATGGGAATATGTTTGAGTATTCCAGTCGATTGCGGCAGTGTTGTTCTTGGATTCCAGATAAAATGGGACACCAGCGTGAGCTTTGGTAGCCAAAACAGCTAGAATTAACGAAACGATGAATAGTTTAATTTTGTTCATAATCATTATGATTATTACATTAACTTTAACTTTTTCTATAAATAAGTTTTAAATATGCGTCATTGTCGTCCGCTATCTCGTTGAAACCGTAAGTATTTAAAAATTTAACGTAGATAGCGTATCTTTTACGACTCTTCATTACTTTCGCTGCAATTTCTTTGTATTTCAGTTCTTCTATCTTGTCTTTAAATCCTTGTTGCATTTCTGAGGTTTGCATTACTTGGCTATCCACGAATACATGAGCGATTTCGGCGGATACGCTTGTTATTGGTGCTATTATAAAAGCAGCGAAAACTCTATCTTTCATGTCTCTAAAAACAAAAGAGCTGATAGTATTTTTCTGAAGAATAGCGCCGATTTCCCTGAAAAACAAAGAAGGAGCTACTGTTGAAGTAACTCCAAATTTAGATTGCGCTGATACAGCGAGCTTTAGAACTTCTGGAATGTCGTTTAAATACATCCTAGTTATTTTGAAAGAGTCTATTTTTATATGGTTTTTCTGACTCATGGGTGTAATATAATCTAAAGGTAAAAGGAAATGTCAAGGGATTCTAATCATAAAGTCAATACTGCTCTATTCTCGCTGGAACCATCCGCGCTGTTAGAGTTTTTTGTCATTTACTATGATTACGTTAACTTTCCTGACGAAAAGCTTTACATTCATGGCGGCACTAATGGAATAGAAGGTTCTGTTTATTGGCAAGGCGAAGAGTATGCGCCGTTTCCGATTCAAAGCTCTGGATTTGAGAGTAAAGGCGATGGTTCGCTTCCAAGACCAAAGCTAGCAGTTTCTAATCAAGATTTTTTCGTATCTAACTTGATCAGAAGATATAGCAACTTAGTTGGTGCAAAAGTAGTCAGAAAGCGTACTTTTGTTAAATTTCTAGACGATAAAAACTTTTCGCCAACAGCGGCTAAACCTCTTGGAGCTAATCCTTATGGTAGCGCAGATCCAAAAGCTGGCTTAGAAGATCAAGTATTCTTTATTTTAAGACGGTCTAGCGAAAGCAAAGCTGTTGTAGAATTTGAGTTGGCTTCTCCACTTGAACTTGATGGCGTCAATTTTCCGAAAAGAATTGTAATGTCTCGTTACTGTTCTTTTCATTACAGAGGAAATGGATGCCGTTACATGGGCGCGCCTGTTGCTGATGAAAATGATTTAAAGCTTTCTGTAGCAACTGATTTTAGAGCTGGTCTTTTAAAAAGAGTTTATACAACTACTGGAAATCCAGCTTCTCCAGCAAATTCTTCTGAGTTTACTTCTAAAATTGCAGCCGCCACATTTTCTTCCGAATCCGTAGTTAGTTCGGTAACCGTAACTAATGATACGTATGTATTCACCGAATTTCTCGGATACTTTAAAGTAGATAAAGGACAAGCTGGAAGTTATTCTCTTGGAGTTGATCCTGACGATGCTGCTGAATTGTTTATTGATGGAGATGTAATCGCTGGGGATTATGGCGAAGGTCCACAAAACACAACCGCTCCACAAGCAGATGGAACTATTTTCTTAAAAGAAGGTTATCATAGAGTTTTGATTAGATGGTACAATCAAGGAGGTGGTGGAGCTTTAACTATTTACTATAAACCGCCAGCAGTTACATCATGGGCCGCTGTTCCTGTTTCTAGATACTATTACGATGTAGATGAAGCTTCGACTTTGACAAGCTCTCAAAGATTTGGAACAGATTCCGCAATCTCTAAATATATTGGAATTAATGAATCAAGTTTTGGTCTATTAGTGAATAAAGATAAATGGATTAGTAACTACAATTATAAAGTTGGCGACTATGTGTATCGTGAAAATCATAATATCAAAGTAACTAAATCTGATATTAACGCTGTTCCGAATTGGGAGCCGATTCATAAAGTATTTGTTTGCTCAAAAAATCATACATCAACCAGTACAAAAGATCCTTATTTCAATAAAGAATATTGGATTCCTGATCAGTGCTCGAAAAGCATTAAAGGATGTAAATTAAGATTTGGAAATCAAGATGGACTGCCTTTTGGCGGCTTCCCCGGCACAGAAGAGTACGGTATGTCTCAACAATAACCATGAAATCTATTATTGATCACGCAGCCGCATCAAATGTTGAGGTTTGTGGGTTTGTTCGTATTGAAGATGGAGAAATCAAAACTGAACCAGCAAAGAACATTGCTGTGTACGAAAACGATGTGTTTGAGATTCATCCTTTAGAAGTTATCAAGCAAATCAAAAGCGGAAAACTTGCCGCTATTTACCATACTCACCCTAAAACAGAAGAAGAAGAATCAAAGTTTGACCGATTTAATTGCGAAAATTCATGTATTCCTTATTTAATTTATAGCAAACAAACAGAAAAATTTAATCTTATCGTTCCAAAGGTTCCTCATGTAAACAAAGAGTATATAGAGATACTCAAGAAATACTATGACTAACGTATATCTACATGGAGAGTTGCGTAATTTATTTGGAGAATGTTTTAAATTAAACATTAGCTCTCCAAAAGAAGTATTTTCGGCTATTAACGCGAATAAAAAAACTTTTGCTCATACTGTTAAAAAATTAGCTATCAAAGGAGTGCTATATAGAATTGTTATAGACGATGAAGTATTGAGCAATCCTAAAGAGTTAGATGTTCAAAAAGCTCCAAAGGAAATGCACATCGTTCCTGTTGTTTGGGGAGCTGGAGGTAATTCAGGAGGTATATTGATGTTAGCTGCTGGCGTAGCCCTTGTAGCTATAACTGCTGGTGCTGCTGCTCCTGCTTTAGCTGGGGCAATGGGATTATCCGTAACAGCTGGAAGTGCAGCAGCTACAGCTGGAGCTGCGGTTGGGTCGTTGACCGCTTTAGGATCTGTTGTGGCCAGCGTAGGCGTTAGTTTAGCCATTCAAGGAGCAATGTCTCTTTTATTCCCACAACCCAAACCAGACTTTAATCAAGAAGTAGCTGCTGGCGGCAAATCTTATCTTTTCGGTAACAAGCCTAGCAACGTATCTCAAGGACAAGCTGTTCCTGTTGGATACGGAAGATTGTTAATTGGCTCTTCACAAATTAGCGCAGCCACAAATCATCATCCATTAGCTACAGATATAAAACAGTTGATGACTCCTGTTGATAAGCCAATCAATGATTATACTGAGTTAGTTTCAGAAGATGAGGCTCCATCTCCTTATGGCTTAAACGCAGACGGATTCTCTACCAATCAATCAGCAAACGATTCTGAAAGCCAAATTTTCTCAACTATTAATATATTAAATTCTTATATTAATGTCATTACAAGTTCAGCAGGAAAAGTTGCGACAGATCCAGTTGAAGTTGTGGTTACAACAAACGGAGAAACTGTATCTAATCCTGATTTATCTACATACAATCCTGATATTGTTTACGATTGGAAAGAGCTGTCGGCAACAAAGAAAGGAGCTGTTGCAATAGAAACTGCGTTCTCATTTCAAAATGGTTTAGCTTATAGATCATATAATCCAAATAAATTTGAACTAAAAACTAAATCGACAAACTCAGTAAACACTGCTGCTAATTATTTTGTACAATATCCGACGAACACTTTAGTAACATGGGGTCCAACAGAATTCGCTAATTTAAATTTTCCAACATTCGACTCTTCTTATAAATTTGTACGAAAAGAAATTACAAAATATCTTCAAACCAGTGATATAACAGCGGCGGCGAGATCAACTTTGACCGTCACGATTACAACGAAAACAGATCATGGTTTTGTTGTTGGAAACGTTGTAGATATATCTGGGTTAACTGGAACTACAAACGCTAACGGATTAAAAACAATAAAAACAACGGCAACGTCAAATACATTTACTTACGATTTAGTCAGCGGAACCTCTACGGAAACATATGCAGTAGCAAATTATCCAAAAGCTATTTTAACACGTTATTTTGTAGCGACTCAATCAGGATATTTTCCTAAAAAAATCACCGCCGCATCAAGAAATTTAACTACTGTAACAGTAACAAGCTCATCTCACGGATTAAGCGTAGGTAACGTTGTTATTATTGAAGGCTTAACTGGAACAGTTTATCCAAGTGGAACAAGAACGATTACAGAAGTGACAACAGATACATTTAAATTCGTAATAACTGGCGCAATTTCAACAGAAACTTACACAGTAGCCACAACAGCAAACGCTTTAATAGAAGTTCAACCGTTTCCAATAGTAAACAATGCCGTCAACACTTCTTTTTGGGCAGAAATAACACCGCCAACTCTTCAGTCAACGTTCAAAGCGCTAAAGCTTAATACTGGAGTTATACCAAATTTAGCAGCTTTAGGGGGCGATTGGGCTTCTGCTTGGTTAGAAGTCGCAGGACCAACCACTTCTCCAGCAAATAAAGCGGACCTTGATTCGCTAATTGATAATTTCCCAGCATATACTGTTCAAGGCGTTTATGATCAAGAATTGAACATGACTAACTTAAGAACGATAACAAGTTCAACTCTTGATAGAAATTCTTTAGATAATTACGCAATGGAATTTTACGGCTACTTGTATGTAGAGATAGACAAAACAAAAGTTATCAACTCTTACGACGCTCAACAAGGAATTACTTACGAAATCGTAAAGATAGGAGATACTGGACAATGGGCTGAATTAGGATTAACTGGAGCTGAAGGAGCGGCAATAATGCCAGAATTAGGAATGACATTCACCAAAAATGCAACTGTTCCATCTTCTTTAGGTAATGGGAAAATATATCCGGTCAATAAATATTCATTTAAAATAGACTCAGATGACGCTGCTGATCTTTACATTGATGGTCAGCTCGCAAGCTCTTTTTACGGAAATCATGGATTTGATATGAATTTAGCTCAAGCTCCTGAAATAGCTGATTTAAGTTCAACAACTGAAGAAATCACTCTCACTCTTGGCTATCACCGTTTGTATGCAAGATTTCAAGATGGCATTGGTTCCGATGGTATTAGTTTATACAGCAAATCAAAATTAGATGGCGGCTCTTATTCTTCTTACGCATTAATCGCAAAAGACAAATTATTTTATTCAGTTTTAAATGATTTGAATGTTTCTAAATCAGCAAAGTTTAGAAGTAAGGCGCTGCCCATTGCGGCGTCAGCTATGAAAGTCGGAAGAAAATACAAGATTATTACTTCTGGCACAACAAATTGGACAGCTATTGGCGCTCCATCTTCTTCCGTTGGAACAGTATTCTTTAAAACAGCAGGATCACCAACTGGTAGCGGCGGTTTTGTTTTTGAAGATTTGTTAAGTTACGCGCAACAAACTTCCGCTACTTCTAATCGGTTGGTTCGGTTTGTGTCGCAAAGACCAGCTTCTTCAAAATCAGGGCTTTCTGTTTATAACGCTCAATGGCAATGCTCTGCAAAAATAGGCGCTTTGGAATTAAAATCTGCACCAGTAAAAATTTCAATAACATTTAATGCGACACTTGCTAATACATCTGCAAGAGCAGTAATAGATCCCGCGTTATCTTATAATGATCCAGCTATAAAACAAGAGAAATAAGATGAAAATATTAAATCCATTAAGATTTATAAAAGGAGCTGGTGGAAGCAAACCACCTGTGCCAGCTCTTGTTCCGCCTCCTGATAAACAAAATTTAAAGAAATCAATATCTATATACGAGTGTGTAGATTTGATTTGTGAAGGACCAATCTATGGACTAGTAGATCAATATGGTAAAAAGGTTTATGGTTTAGATATGTTGAAAGGTATATATCTTAACGGAAATGCCGTAATGAACTATAAAGGCGAGTATAATTATAGAAACGTCATGATGGAGATTAATTTTGGCACCGAAAATCAAAAACCATTAGTTAATTTTAAAAATGTTCATATCGCAAAACCAGCTAATTTTAAGTTACTTGGTCCAATAACTACTGAACAAGATGTAAGAGCGAATCCAAACGGAGGAGAAGCAAGAAACTTTACAAAATGGGCTATCAACTCAGAAGGATGGCCAGATAAAGCACAAGATCCTTATTTATTTGTCCATAAAATTAAAAACAGAGATGTCAAAAAATTAAAAGTGAGTTTAATTGTAGAAGCTTTGATGGATACGGTTGACCAAGGCAAAGGGGCGGGCATAGCTGGAGAAATGGGTATGAGTAAATCATCAAGTTTAGATTTGATATTTAAATGGGGAGTAGAAGGAAGTTCTGTTTATTCTTCAAAACGAATTCCAATTTCAGGATTAGTTCAAAGTCCTTGGGCTTATATGATTGGAAATGGAAGCACAAGCTATACTCAAGCGCCTTCAACTTACAGCGCTGGAGCAAGTTCTTCTAATCCTTTTGCAAACGGAGGTAACGGAGCAACTATATCAGTAAATTATTCATCTAATTCATTCCCCGAAATTAGAGTGCATAGTGCCGCTGATGTAATCATATCTAATGAATTCCAAACTTAACCAATGCCTATTATAAGAACAGTTCAAGAAGATAAAGCGTTAAAAATTAAACCTAGAAATTATTCTAGCGTATTGTCGTTGATAAATTTTTTAACTAAACGCAAGATGGTCGATTATACTCCCAAAGCAGTAGTCAGATTAAATTATACCGCTAGTTCAATTGGAACTGGAGCTGGAGCATCTAAAATATTTAACGAGTTTTCTCCCACAAGCTACGTAAAAGGTACACCAATAACAATTAGCGGCACTGCGACATATTTATTATCGCAAGGAGCTAACACCACGCTAATGCCAGCTACTAAAATAGTAGCTCAAATAGATGTATCTAGAACAACCTCTACTTATCCAGCTTACCAAGTAGAAGCAGCAGCGACTCAAATAGAAACGAACGGCAACTTCAGTTTCACAATTCCAGCGGAAATTACATCTAAACTGGCAGTTGGAAGTCATTCTGTTTATGTAAATGCAGCTTCGCCAGACAATGCTATGATAGTTTTAACCGCCACTGGCGGAAATGCAACCAATAACATTAGAACATTTGCAATAACAGCGCAATAAACTATAATAATTTATGTCACACGAACCAGACGATCAAACTGATCACGGAGGAAATGGAGTTATTAATCCAGTATCAGTATCTATTTCTACCGATAACGAAGAAATTATATTGCCAGATTCGTTTAATGGCAGAGATAGATATTTGACTATTGAGAAACTTACGCCAGAAACTATTTCTCCGTTAGTCAAAAGAGATCTTAGCGTAGAGTCAGTCATCGAGATTGTTGATAGAAGCTTCTCGTATCCAATGACAGCTCATGCTGGATTAAAATTTGATTCAAGAACGTTCTCCAGTCCTCCTAAAAGAGAATACGACGTAAAGATGAAGAAGGTAAAGATTCCTTCTAATTACTATCCTTTGGGCGGCAACGGTTTGGATCGTCGTTATGTTTACGCTAATCCAGATTATGATGGAAATCCAAATGATTTGGATGTTATCTTCATGGTAGATCAAAACATGGATTTTGCTACACGTTCTCTTTTAAGTAGAAACTTGAAAGACATGATTACGAAAATCATTTCTGGATACAAGTATGTCAGATTTTCTATTTGGGAAACAAAAGCAAGTGGTTCTTATGTAATAAACGAATCGACAAAGGATTCAGTATCATATTTTGGAGCTTACCTTGGAGACGAAACATTTACAGAACTTGAAACACCAGATTCTACAGGAGCGAATCAAACCAATTTATACAAGAAGCTTTACGATGCTTTGGATTTTTCTAAAAAAATTACAGTTGCTAGCGAAAACATCGCAGAAACAGTTATCGCAAATTTCTTTTTAAGAAAGAGTCAGTTCAGTATCAGTGATCAAGTAGGAAAAACTTCAGAATCTAATGTAACTAAGCGTCTTTGGATAAACACAGTAAGAAAAGTAGTTTATTTCTCTGGAACAGTTCCAGAAGTAATGTCTCCTGAAACATACGATACTTTACTATCTCACGCAAGAGAAAACTGCATTAACTTTTATTATTTACATAGCGATCAAAATTTCAGTGGAACGAGAACGTTAAGAGAATTGTCAGAAGACACTGGTGGCGGAAAATTCTGCATGATTAACGACGCTGACTCTAAGTTAAGTCAGTTTTGCGATTCTAATTTTTACGATAGCAATAAAATTTACTATGGTAATTGGGACGGAACATTTAAAATTGGCTGGACAGATAATCCTGCTTGGATTTTATACGACATTATCACTGATCCTAATTATGGTTTAGGTAATTATATTGATTCGTCTTCTGTTGATAAGTGGAATCTTTATGATATTGGCCGTTACTGCGATGGCGTTGATGATGATGGAAGATTTAAAGGCGTGCCAGATGGTCAAGGAGGACTTGAGCCAAGATACACCTGCAACATTATCTTCTATAACAAAGATCAAGCTTATAATATCTTAAAAGATATTGCCGCAATCTTTAAAGGCATTGTGTTTTGGAACACAGAAGGATTCTCTTTCTTTGTTGATAGACCAAAAGAGCAGTTAATGAATTTCAGCAACTCTTCTGTTAAGGACGGAGTATTTAACTATACGGAAACAGCAAGAAATATGCGTTACACTTCTGTTGAAGTGACTTACAACGATAGATACGATTCTTATAAAACAAAAATCGAATACATTGAAGATACCGATGGTATCAGAAAATATGGTTTAAATCCATTTAAAATTAACGCTGCTGGTTGCACTTCTAGATCAGAAGCAAAGAGAATTGGCAGATACGTCATTAGCACTTCTATATTTGAGGTTGATACCGTTAGCTTCGTTGGAGGCTTGGAAGCGGCTTATCTTCAACCCGGCGACTTGTTCACCGTAAGTGACGAGATTAGAAACGTCGCAAGAACATTCGGGCGCATATTAGAAGTCGATGCTAACGCTTCAACGATTAAAATCGACGGAGAATTTAAAGATGGTTTAGATTCTGGGATTTTCGTTCATATTCCATCTGGAAATTATGCAGTTTCAGACTTAAACGCTTTAACTGGTGAAGACGGAGGATTCACAGGTACGCTTGAACAAATTAGAGCGAGACGGCAAACTCAAGTGAAGAAGCTTAATATATCTGGCTATAATAATGCTGGATATGGCTCTGTAATCACTGTTACAGGAGAATTCTTATTGAAGTCTGCAATCGTTGACGTACACGCAATCGAAGAAAGAATATCGGGATCGCCAACGCAGGGGCAAACGGTTTTGAGCGGAATTCCTTATCAATTTCCAGCAAATACTGTAGCTTCTGGTAATCCAAGATGGGATTCTCTAACATTTAGCAATATCTCTGGAGTCTTTTCTGATTTAGAGGTTGATATAGATACAGTTGGAGCAGCAACATATGGTCAAATTATTGACTCAGTAGGAACTTGGACTGGAGTTGTTTCTTATGGAATTGGCACAACAAGCGAAGTGACGGTTAATAATTCTTCAGTAGCTACTGCCACTTCAGAAATTAGAGCGGTAAGATTAAGTTCTGCTGGAGCTTTAATTACTGGATCTGCAATATCTTCATTGAATGATTTATGGAGCCACGCAGTATTTACAGGAGCTTCTAACGGAGACGTTATTATTGTTCTTTCAAATGGATCACAAATCAGTAATTCGTTTACTCCAAGCTCCACTTGGAATACTTACGCAGCAACAGAAGTATTTAAAATTGGAAGATCGCATAATGGTTCTTCTTCTGCGTTTGGATATTGTGCGGCATTGATCAAAGGCGGAACCAGAATCTTAGAAAGAGCATCCAAGACTCTAAATGATATTGGAAGCATTAAATTTATATACAGAGACTTGCTAGCAATGAGCAAGCTCCAACCATACTATACAATAGTTCAAGCAGATATTGGTAATCAACAACAGTCTAGCTTTTCTGCTTGGAAGCCTAACATCAATTACAAAAGAGGCGTTTACGTTCAGGTAGATTCAAAACCATATTATGCAAAAGTAGATCATGTTTCGTCTGCTAGTTTTACTGATGATTATTTATCAGCCACGCCCACTTTTTCAAAATGGTCGCTTGGAAGTAATTTAGGTTACTCTACAGTAGGATTTCCTAAAGACTTCTTTGGTAAAAACAAAGTTTTGGTTTCGGGATCTTTAACAACAGCTCATGTTGTTGACGCATTTAATTCTATCGGAATTGAAATGTACGAAGGACCGGGTCCTTTGGGTCAAACTGATCTTCGGAATCTAGCGGAAATAGATGGAATTGGTTACAGCGGATTAATTTATGGAACTGGTTATCCAATTGGATTCTATAATTTAGACTTGAGCACAAGTCCGCAAAACTTAAATTCATTAGAACCCGGTGGTCTTTATGTATTAAGTGGATCTGGTGTTGAACCTAAGTTTTACAAAACAATAGCGACCAAAGAAGAAGAGGCGAATCTTTATGGGATTGTTGGACTAGAATATCATCCAAACAAAGAAGATTATGTAGAAAGAGAAATTGATGATACTTCATCTACTATCTATGTAAAATCACCTTACGATATTATTCTGAAACCAGAAGAGCCAACGAACCTGCTTTACAATGGTATCTACGGAGGAACGGGAATTTCTTTATCTTGGACTGCTTCAACAACTGATGTTGCTGATTTTACTGGATATAAAATATATGTTAGCAGACCAGATTACTCTACTACTCATGATTCAGCTTTGACTGAATTTTATTTCGTTCCTAAAACAGCGTTGAGCACTGGCATTCCAATCAACGACATTTATGGTCAATACGACATTGATGTTTACACGCAAGGAAAAGCGCCGTATAAATTCTTGTCTCGTTCTGCGGCTTCTAAAACATTCCATGTTCTTCCAGCATCGACGTTAACAGTTTATTCTGATGGAGCTAACCGTTCAGTGGATAGGGTACTAGTGACTGGAATGAGAGTCGATACGGCTGACGTAAAGAGTTTAGGATATAATGTGATTTGGTATCCAAGAGAAGATCAACCTGTAGCAACTAGACAAACTACATTGGTCGGATACGGACAAGGTAATTTTACCTCTTCCGATGTCACTTTCAGATGGAGATATATAGATCCAACAGGAGGAGTTATTTCCACTGTAGAGAAAATGCGGAACAATCCTTTCATGTCGTTCCCGCCGAACGTAAAAATTGAAGTATTAGATATAGGCGGTAACGTTTTAGAAAGCGTAGAAAATTATCAAGGATTATCTTACAGAATCGACCAAGACGCTAATAAAAGATTAACGAGCAGAGAAACGGTTGATTATAAAAACGTCCTTCCAACTAGAAATCTTTCTTTAAGAGTAACAGTTAAAGGAGTAAATGACTTAGACAGTTACGGCAGATATAATTCTTTTAATGTTTTGCCAGAATATGATAATATTCAAGTGATTGATTCTTTCCAAGACTCTCCTTATTACGTATTGTCTGGATTCTTCGGAAACACCCAAGGAGTTAAATTGGCTGTATGGAATAGCGGTCAGGATAACGTAGTTACTGGTTCTGGAATTAGAGGCGCTGATTCACTATTAATCAGAAGCGAAACAGGAGAAATAACATACGAAAATATTGTAGAAGCGTTTAAATCTGCTGATGGATTTGACGGAGTAGGAGAAGGCTCTGTCAGAACTGTCCTAGCAAGGCCAGCAGGAGATGGCATTACGATCAATTATAGAGGTTCTGATCCTGATTATACTGCCTACGTCAATTACTACGAAGATTTGGCTAAATATTACGACAACAACGTTAATAAATCAACTTCAAAGGAAGTTTGGGGTCAAGAACATTACAGCCAATACGGACTTAACGAAGGCCGCGAATTATTTAAGCTAAACGATGGAACATTCGGCGATGCTGACTTAAATCTAGTACCTTCCGATAAGGTAGGATTCTCTGGATTAAGTATTACGGTGTTTCCAGAAGCTGTGTCGTATAACGAACTTGTATTTAACTGTCATTCTCCAACATCAAACAAAGACGTATATAAAGTTGATATATATAGCGGCGATTCTGCTGCTTTCACACCAGATACAACTGATTTTACAAACCTTCATAAAGAACAAGGACTTAATGAAACTAGAGCTTATGTAAATACTATCAGGCTTTCAAGTTCAACTATCGAAAGAAATAAATGGTACTACTTTAAATTTCAACCTTATGATGATTTCGGCAAAGGGGTAATGTCCACTGTCGTTAGCGGCTACCTAGAAGACAAAGTTGATAAAGCTCCAATTTCAAAACCTGTTGATTTCCGTTTAAATGGAGGCGCTGATCAAAACGATGAGATTTTAGCAAGTCAAATGGCTCAAGCCAGCAATAAAAATTTAAAATTTAAAATTGTGAGCTTTGGAACTGATGTTAATTGGACTGCGTTAGGAGCTACTACAGTACTTATTGGATCAGAATTTAAATACTCTGGAACAGCTTATAGTGGAACAGGCGGAACCGTAAAAAGAGTGGAAGAAGTTGTAGCTTTAACAGAAAAAGAAACCGAGGCTCTTTTAAATATGAAAGCGGAAACAAAATCTACTGTAACAGTACCAGAAGACATAGAAGAAGGCTCATCATACAACATGATGAACAACGGAAAAGAGGATATTTATATAAAAACATCCTCTGCTGCTGGTTCTGCTGGTGGCAAAACAATAACTATTCTTAAACCCGGTGAAAGAACCGAGATTATTAGAATAGGAGATGAATGGATTGATTCAAGAGGCGATAATCTTTACTTGGATTAAAGCTTAATATCGAAAACAGATTCATCCATCTTGTTATCTACGCCTTTAACGTAGGACGAGATTTCTGTTTCTTGAGGCGCAACTTGAATCTTTTTGCTATCGTAGAAGCTGTTCAACCATCCAGAAAGAGGATTAGCTTTAACATTATAGATTTTCTTATAACCCATAGAAGTTAAACGGTTATCAGCAAGCCATTCAACGTAGTTCTTGAGAGAATCAGGGGTCAAGCCAATCAAGCTGCCGCGAGAGAAAAGGTAATCGGCCCATTCTTTTTCAGCGTCCACTGCCATACGATAAGCTTCATAAACACGGTCTTCATTGTTCTTGATTATTTCTTGAAAGCCTTCTTTTGGATTATCTCGGAGAATTTTAAAGATGTTTTGCGTGATAGCAACATGGAGATTCTCGTCTCTGGAAATCAAGTTGATGATCTTTGCGTTCCCTTCCATCTTGCCGCGATAGCCGAAATAGAACGAGCAAGCGAACGAGACGTAGAAGGTAAGACCTTCGGTGATTTGGGTAGCCAACAAAGCATCAAAGATTTGCTGTTTAGGATCGCTGCTCTTAGTATTCAAGAGCGCGTCATATCGGCTAGAAATAGCTTCTGCGCGTTTAACAATCTCTTTATCTTCTAAGATGGAATCAAAGAACTTAGTAGCATCAGGATGTACGTTTTGGAGAATGTAAGTATAGCTATTGCTGTGAATAGTTTCAAAGAAAGACCATACATTCATGCAAATTTCAAGCTCTGGATTGCTAACGTAATCAGCAAGAGAATTGATACTGCGTGAAAGCATAGAATCAGTCATCGTCTGAAAGCGAAGATTGCTATCAAAAACGAAACGTTCTTCTGGAGACAAGTTCTTGTAATCAGCGGAATCTTTAGTAAGATTAACCTCTTGTGGTCGCCAAAAGAAGTTCATCTGTTGATCGTAAAGATCATAGAACTTTGGATACTTCAAACGGTCATAACGCTGAATAGCTAAATCTTCGCCAAGAAAGATCGGCTGTTTAAGAGAGTCTGTGTTAATGGTATTTAATACTGTTTTCATTTTTTATAGGGTGCAAGCTCCACTGGAGCAATTATCTGCTTCTACTTCTGGTTCTACTTTTTTAACTTCTGTTGCTGAACCAAGTACGGTTTGTGTATCGCCGTCAAATGTGTTTGTATAGTAAAGATTTTTGATACCATACTTATAAGCCAACAGGATATCACGAACAAGATCGGTTTGTGGCGGAACTTTGCTTGGGTAATTGGCTGTATTGTAATACAAGTTCGTTGACATACTCATATCTACGAATTTTTGAATAGCGGCGGCTACTTTAAGATAGCCGTCGTTGTTTGGCATTTCGGAAGCGATAGTATAGTGTCTCTTATGCTCTTTAATGTTTGGAACAACAACAGATATAACTCCAGCTTTTGAACGCTTAAACGAAATAAGCGAGCGAGGAGGCTCAATCCCATTTGTGGAAGATTGAATTACGGAGCTAGATTCAACAGGCATGATAGCTGTTAAAGTGCTGTGACGCATACCGTGTTGAGCGATTTCTTTACGAAGAGCTTCCCAATCAAAATGGAGCTTCTCGGTAACGAACTCATCAACGTTCTTGCAGTAAGTGTCAATTGGAAGAATTCCTTGAGAAAATTTAGTAAGATGGAACTTTTCGCACTTACCTTTTTCCTTGGCAATCTCAACAGAAGCTTTGATAAGATTATAGCTGATAGACTCCATAAGCGCAGCAACCTTGTTAGGAGCTTGCTTATCGAAGTATTTGATTTCTCGTTTAGCAAGCCAAGCAGCTAAGTTGGTAACGCCAACGCCAAGACTACGACGCTTCTTAGCGAAGTTCTCCGCCGCTGGAACGAAATAATTTTGATGGTCAATCAGTTCTTCAAGCATCCGAACAATAACATCGCACACTGATTCCATTTCATCTTCTGAAATTTCCAAAAGATTAACAGCAGAAAGAATGCAGACGCCGATTTCACCATCTTTATCGTTAACATCTTTGATTGCAGTTAATGGATGATTAACTTCCAAGCAAAGGTTAGCGGTATCAACTTGTTCAGTCCAAGAACCATGAGAATTAGCATGGTCAACATTCATCAAATAAATACGACCAGTCTCTACACGTTCTTTAGAGAATAAGAAAAGAAGTTCTCTGGCGTTAACGACCTTTTTAAATTTAATTTTATTGTTCTTTTCGGCAGCTTCGTAAAGCTCCTTGAAACCTTCCATGCCAAAGTTATTCCAAAGTTCAGGAACTTCATGGTAAGAGAAAAGAGTTACAGTCTTGTTAGACATAGCGCGATCATAGAACAAACGATCAAAGCCAATGCAGTAATCAAGTTTGCGAACACGATTGTCATCAGTGCCAGCATTGTTCTTGAGAACCATAATGTCTTCAATGTCGTGATGGAACCAAGCAACGTTAACTGTTGCCGAGCCACCGCGAATACCGTTTTGATGGCAAGACTTAACGGTAGATTCAAACATCTTCAAGAACGGAATTGGGCCAGTATGACTGACCATGCCGCCTTTAACTGGGCTGTTTACAGCGCGAATGCGGCTGATATTCATGCCGATACCGTATCGGTTGGCAGTTGCTAGGCCAACAGCGGTATTATTGCCGAAAATCGAATCTAAAGTGTCGTCAACAGTGAACAGGGCGCATGAAGCATAAGACTTCAAAGTCGTGCGAACGCCCGCCATAATTGGCGTAGGAAGATTGATCTTGTGTTGGCTAAAGTAATTATAGGCTCGCTTAACGTATTGAAGTCTATTTGACGTATAGTTCCTAAACAAAGTCATAGCAATAAGCATATAAGCAAATTGCGGCGTTTCGTAGATTTTCTTTGTAGTACGGTTCTGAACTAAGTATTTCTCGCACAACTGTTTAATGCCAGCATAAGTGAACGAAAAATCACGGTCATGTTTTAAATACTCGTCAATCTTATGGAACTCTCTCTCATCGTACCATTTAAGAATGTCGGCATCATAAATGCCAGAAGAAATGTTTTCTTTAACGAAGTCGATAAGCTTTGGAGCATTTCTGCCACCCCAAACCTCTTTACGCAGCTGATAGTTCTGCAAACGAGAAGCAACATATTGATACTGAGGCTTTTCCTCAGAGATCAAATTAGCGGCAGACTCAATCAAAGTGTTGTGAACATCTTTGGAAGATATTCCATCAAAGAAAGATAGGTTAGCATTAATTCCCACTTCTTCAAGAGAAGTATCGCTAATACCTTCACAGGCCCAAGCTAAAACTTTATTAATTTTGTCAGCATCGAATTTTTCAACTTCGCCGCTTCTTTTCTTTACGTTCATGAATTTTTTCATATTGAAACCAAAATAGGTAAGATAATTTACAGGTTAAACAGACGTTAATGTTAAACAAACTTCTTTAAGAAACTATTTGTAGTTCTTAACGAAATTGAGTGTATCCACATTGAATCCATTGTTCATGTAAAACATCTGGACTCTAGGGTCGCCGCCATGACTAATGTAGGAGCAGTTTAAGAAGTCAAGGCTTCTTTGCTGAATAAATTCTTCGACAGCAGAAATTACCTTAATACCGTCAAGATAAGACTTTCCGCAAGTAACCCAAATGATTTCTTGCACACCTCTTCTGCCGCTGACCCAATCAGAAGAAACGAATCCAGCAAAGATAGAGTTAGGTTTTCCGTCTCTAAAATAAACGAAGAAAACAGCGTCATCTTTGAGAGTGAGCAGAGCGGTAACTAACCTATCTTTTAGGTAGTTTAAATCCCACTCTGCTCCCCAATGTTTTTGAATTTTGCAGATGTTTTGTATCCGCTCGGTCAAAGACATTTCATCAAGAATAGCTTTAAGCTCAGAAGCCTTAACGATCCTCTTGACCATATTAGACAAACTTAATTAAGGCGCGAGCTTCTTTAACTGGAATATCAGTCCAAGTCTTCCATTTAGAAGCTTCTTCGTTGCGATATGTTTCAGATTTCCAAAGACCGCGTAGAAAATTTTTAAAGTTCTCAAACTCGTCTCCACCAGAATTGTGCTCAGAGTCTCTGAACTTATTCTTTAAAACTCCTTGAGGAGTAATGTCGCTTGAATGATCGCTTGCGGCGATTAATTTGCTAGAGCCTTTCTTGTCGATTTCGTCTTCGCCGACGATATGGATACCAAGATAATTGCGGACAGAGCGAACAAAAGCTCGGTTGGCTGCAATAGTTTCTAGGAACTTTTGACCAAAACCATCAGTATTTTCAAAAGTAGCGTTAGCGACATCCATAGAAGAACAAGCTTCCCAGCTATCTTCACCAGCAATTTGATTGGTGCTTTCAAAATTAGAAATCCAATCTACGGAGCATACAGCAACTACATAATCTTTTTCAAGTTTAGGAAAAGTATATGAAACCCTGCTATAACCGCGAAGTTTAGCGACTTCTTTAATTCCCGAAAGCTTGATCAGAAGCTTATTATCTTCCAACCCTTCGATAGAATCTGGAACTGGTTTACCAAAACGTTCAAACGCGCCTTTATTTGGATAAAGGTGCGCTGGTTTCACCATAGCTCGCCAGTTGACGGAGCCATCTTGATTGAAGATATAATTAACGTTTTTTAACAACCCTCGTTCGTCACGATTGGTCGGCTTGTCGAATGGTTTTGTGTTTGAGTCGTTCATCTTTTATAATATGGAAGTGATCTAATTCCTCCCAGAAGATAGGGTCATCTACGACTTTCGCCAATCTGTCAAGCTTTGGTTGGTTATTTTTCCAAGCTAACTTACTGGCGAAAACTTTCTCTTCTGAAAGGATTATCTTTTCAGAGGAAAAAAGACACGTTTCATCTATCATGTCAAGTGTTTTGACTGTATTTTTATCAAATACTTCATCTTTTTCTAAACCAAAATCAAAAAACTTTTCAGCTAAAGCTCCCCAGTTATCGTTATACTTGGCAATTAAATCAATTTTAATTCCAAGAGATTTTACGTCCTTGAGGTATTCAAGAGTAATAGATTCGTTAGCGATAACTGTGATACCGTGAACCTTAGATTTGATAGCGTCGATAACTTTAATAGGAATTTCTTTATCGGTAATGATGTTAAGAAAGCTTACCGAAGCCAAGCGAACAAGATTAGCTTCAGAATAATAGTAGTCCATTCTGATGTTGCAGATTTTATCTTTAATTACCGCTGGAGCCATCAAAGAATCGGGAACAATCTCAATCGTAGGCTTATGATACAAGTCACCAATGTGCAAAGTCTTTACTTTATCCAAGTCGTTTTCAATGCCAAGTTGGTTTAAAGCCGCTCTAGCGACCACCTCTGGCATGAACGTGTTAATCTTCTTCTTTTCCTCTGTAAGCGAAAAGGATGGCTTACCTTGAGTCTTCCAGTCAACTTCAAGCAAGGTTTGGTTTGCTGGGTCGCCCCAAAACGGTTTGCAGTTTTGAGCGTAGCAATAAGGATACATCGCTACGATCTTTGTATTGAAATGACCCGCAAAGTGAGCTGACAAGCTATCAATACCAAGATAAAGAGAAGCATTCTTAATAAGGTAAGCTAGTTGAGGCAAAGATGTTTTACCTCTCAGGTCCATATCGACCGCACTTACTGATTGATCTGATTCAATTCCAACGTGAATGATTTTATAATCAGTTGTATATTCTTTAATGTGAGAAAATACCTTTGTCCAGTAATCGTACTGGCGAGAGTTGCCTTTGCCGCTCGTTTGGAAAACGATATACTTATCAATGGCTAAAGGATAATAAGCTTCGTTAACAGTGGGCTTGTCGATTAAAACGCCGCAAGATAATGCGTAACGATTAAGTAAGTGCATGGCTAGAAAGAAGATTGAATTGAATTTTGTCTATACCGTTATGCTGGTAATCGTAATTTTTTTGAGTCCCGAAATGAGGCAAGAATGTAATGTCGAAATAACCTTCGCCTTTAGCGTGACCTTCCATAGTCAAGAGGTTCTCCATTGCGGGAGTAAAATGTAAAACTTTATGGATATGGGGATTGCCGTTGAGCAGCTCGTTAAATTCTGGTTTTGTGGCAAAGTAAATGTTGTATTCAGGATACACTTCTTTAATCGAAGGAAGCAGAGAAGTGCTCATGAAAACATCGCCAGCACTTTGCGGCATCACAAATAAGATTCGGCGACCAAGATCATCCTTATCAAGTAAATCGGACAATTCAATTTTATTGTTTTGTTGATTCTCTTTAGCTCCAACATTTCTGAAATAAGACAAGATTTGATCTCTGGTTACTCCTTTGTTCAATTGGGAAATCCAAGTTTTAAGACCGTCATCATTCTCGTCAACCGTCATTCTGAGAATGTTTTTGTACAAGTCAATAACCCAAGCTACGTTATCTTCTGTGTCGAGAGGAATATGATTTGGATTGCGCGGAACAAAGTCGCTTTCAAAATTCCATTCGACGGTTGAGGAGTTGTCTATGATTTCTTCTATCTGCTTACCGATAACTTCGGCAGAAAGATTCTCGATAACAAACTTTCTAGCTTTCTTACCCATCACAAGACGCTTTTCGAGCGGCATCTTGTAAACTCGTTCAATTTTCTCAGCGATAGACTCAGGAAGTGTGGTCGCTTTGATGAAATTAGTGCCCGGTTCGTAGTACGGCTTCCAACTAAGCGGCATACCGCCACTTTCTTCGGTCGAAAAGTCTTCGCCGCACGAATAATTAGTAACTAAAGTAATCAAACCAGTTAACTTGGCTTCGGTAACAGGAATTTCTTGACCGCCACTAGTAAACGGATGGCAGTAAACATCCATTAAGTTGTAAATCTCATTTAACTGCTCTTCGCTTACGCCATTTGTGATATTCGTCGTTTCAACAGTGTCTTTACCGTCGCAGTATTTGCACGCGATCTTTTGACCAGAAAACTTTTTGATCTCGTACTGCTTACATTTCTTGCAGAAGTAAGTGGTCAATACATCATCGTTGCTTATTTCATTATCTTTGATCAGTTTAGCAATATCCCAGCCTTCGCCCCAGTGAGTGTGAAGCAGCAGTTTAGCTTTTGACTTAGGATTGTCCTGTTTAAACTTCTTGAATCCTTGAATTAAGTTAGGAACGCTTTTGCGAAGTTGATTTCTAAATACGAAACCAATAATAAATTCATCAGTGAGTCCAAACTCTTTTCTCAAAGCAGTTCTGTCTTCTTCTTTCAAGCGAAAGAACGAAGATGTTTCAGTGGAGCCTCTAAGAGTTTTGATTGAGCCTTTAGGATGACCAAGACGTTCAGCTTCTTTGCCAGCGAACGAAGCCCAAGCATAATAATGCTTAACCTTTGGAATGATTTTGATAGCGTCTTGATAAAGAGGAAGCGAATCAAGAGTTGTCCATACCATACAGTTGTTATTCCACCATTTCTTTTCTGTAAGCGGAGCCAACGCCCAAATATCTTCAATGCCGATATAAAAGTCGGGCTTAATTTCTTTCATAAGATTATCAATCTCATGATGGCCATAACTAACTGCCCGAAGTTTTGTTTGGTCGGAAGCTAAAGCTTGAACAACCGCTGGTTCAGGCATAGTGCCAACGCCCTTCCAAGGAAGAGTTTTTAATTCGTCGGAATCTTTATACTTAGTATTAGCAAATTCGACAAGGTTATACTTACCAGTTTTATACAAGTAACGAAGAACATTCTTCATGTTCTTGCCGAAACCAGTAAAGATACGGCTGCTGTTGCTATGAAATACTACTGTTTTTTTCATTGAGCCTCAACACGAAAAGATTCAGCTAGATAGCTTTCAAGAAATTGAGCAAGTAATTCGGACTCTCCTAACTCAAAACTAATAGAGAATTGTTGCTCGCCGCGTTTAATGCTAAAAGAAAATGCCGAACCGCCGCTCTTCTTCTCGTAAGGCCCAAACATAATTGAAGTTGAAGAGCCTTGGTAAACGTGAACTGTGCTAAATTTAGTTTCTTTGCGAACAGAGCGGATGATCGACGCCGCTTCTGTTTGGTTGAGCTTCAAAGCTGCTGTCTTTTCAGGGTTCTTGGCGTTTTGAGTGAACGAGCCTTTTCTAGAAGCCTCATCCCATCCAGCTTGCTTTACGAAGCTGGTATAAAGCGTTAAGCCTTTTTCGTCTTTGCTTACATTAAAAGACGCGGCTGTTCCTGTGCAGGACTTATTGGGTTTGTAAAAATTAAGGCGCATATATCGTTTGTGTTTCAAGATAATAATGCGCTAATAGACTTTTTAAACTAATTTTAAAATAAAAAAGCCTACGTTTTTAGGCGTAGGCTTGAGGATTTCCGCTAATTAGTTATTAGCGTGTAATCGTTTGACCTCTGAAGGATACTGCGACAACGCTTGTCTTAGCGAACTTACGAACTTCATCGGCATTGCGGTCATGCACGATGATCATTTGTGGAGTCTCGCTGACGAAACGAGCATTCAGAACTTCGTTGGTGGTGACAAGGCCGAAGAAACGACCTGCTGTATTTGTGATGGCGTTGATAACGCGATTTGTGTTTGTGGTTTTCATAGATTTTAACTACGCCAGAGAAGATAGAAGCCTTGTATCGTTTTGTCAAGAGTTTCTTCGAGAAAAAGTTTACTTTTTATTTTGTTAAAATACTGTTCTGACTTATTAATGTAACCTCTTAATTTAACGTGATTTGAAACTCCGAAAGTCATGTATTCGGAAATGATTTTGGAATTTAAGTAAGAAAAAATAAACAATTCAGACGCTTCTTTTGTGGCTATTAGCTTATCGTTATCGACTTGATAGTAAGAAAGGAAATTATTAAAAACACTATCGGAACAATTCAAAAGTTCTTTTGTTAACCAAAGTTCAAGATATTTATTTGCGTGACAAGCGTATTCAAAATTTAACAGTTTAAATTCTTTATTAGACAAAATGATGTTGGACGAATCTAAATCCAAATGACAGAGACAACAATCATCAAGAGATTCGACGTAAAGAGATTTGAACGCCAACTTTGTAGCGCCAAATACTTGAGCGACTGGAAAAGTATGATGTATCATCATAGACTCTCTTGGTAAAAATGAAGTGATAGCTTCTATCGTTTGGTCTTTAGTCCCACAAGAAACTGCGTGCATACTTCTCAACACGTTTGAGAAAACATTTTCGAGTTTCAATTTAGAGCTTAATGGGTATTTGGATATATCCGACAAAAATATACCAGAAGGCATTTCGTAACAAATATAATTAAAATCTTGTCCCAAGCTAAAAGAAACTATTTTCGGATGAAACGAAAAGTTATTTTCACAGAGCTTATCCCAAAAATTAGGAATAAAAGGGGAAACGCTAACCTTTAAAAAATAAGGCTTACCATTGGCGGCGATGACATAAAGATCATACAAAACATTTGTAGAATACTTTTGGCAATTAGTTACGTCAAACCCAAGATCAGAAGAAACCTTCTGCTTTATAGAAGCAAGCATTTCAAGCTCAATTGGCAACAGAGTGTTGTCTTGAACTGTGTGCTGCAAGAAGTTTTTCTTTTGTTCCATTGACTTGTATCTCGTTATCTTTAATCTTTACTTTAATCTCATTATACGAGCTACACGCCAAACTGTCAACTATCTTTGTTTTAAGTTCGTTTTCGATGAAGAAGATAACCCCTCTTGCTCCATTCTTTGAATCCTTAGCCTTAGACAAGATAAAGCTAACAACATCTTTAGAAAAAGATACTGTTGTGCCATTGGTCTTTAATGAAGCCTTGATTGATTCAAGTTCTGTTTCAGCGATCTTAACCAAAGACTCATCTTTCAAATGATCAAAAATGATTACGTCGTTTAAACGAGCTAAGAACTCTGGTCTAAAAAATCTTTTTAATTTCTCTTGAACACTGTCTTTAGAGATGACCTCTTCTGCTGGAGCGCAAAAACCAATTTGTTTGTTGTCGCCGAACTGAAAGCCAACGTTGCCAGTCATGATCAAAATGCAGTTCTTAAAATTGAGCTTTCTACCGTGCGAATCACTGAGTTCTCCGTTGTCCATTACTTGAAGAAGTATATTAACAACATCTGGATGAGCTTTTTCAATTTCATCGAACAGGAAGATAGAAGATGGACGCTTCTCTAGTTGCTTGGAGAAGATGTTTGACTGGCCGTATCCAACATAACCGGGCGGTGAGCCGATAAGCTTAGAGATAGAATGAGGCTCCATAAACTCTGACATATCAATTCTTACGAGACTTTCTTCACCGCCAAAAGCTTGTCTAGACAATGCTTTAGCTAAGTGAGTTTTGCCAGAACCAGTTGGACCAACAAACATAAAACTGCCAAGAGGTTTGCTGGTAGATGACAATCCAAAAGAAGAGCGTAAAATACAGTCGGAAATCTTCTTTAGGGCGGCATCTTGTCCAAAGACGTATTTCTTTAATTCATTATGTATATTTCTGAAATTAGAATCTTGAGCGTTGGTGTCGATTATAGACCCAACTTTTTCGCAGAGGACTTGATAAACGTCTTTGCGAGTAGCTGTCACTTTTTTGTTTTCTTGCAGCTTCATCCAAGATTCAAATTTTACTTTGTATTCTTTAACAATACTGTTAATCTGAATACTTTTAGATTCCTCAGACTCAAACAAACCTTCGGACTGCTCTAATTCATAAATCATAGCTTCGATCTTTTTGATCTCTTCTGACCTAGCGTAAGTCTTGATTTTGACTTTAGCTCCAACTTGATCTAGAATATCAATAGCTTTATCTGGGAATCTTCTATTAGGAATGTACTTAGCGCATAGTTCGATTATGTCGCTGAGAGTTTTATCAGGGAACTGAATCTTATGGAACTCCTCGTAGTATGGCTTAATGTTCTTTAAGATATTAAGGGTTTCTTCTTTGCTCGGCTCTTTGACAAATACAGTCTCAAACCTGCGATTCATTGCGGAATCCTTTTGGAAGAACTGCTCGTATTCTTTTTGGGTGGTTGCGCCAATGCAGCTAATCTCATCAGTAGCAAGATAAGGCTTTAGGATGTTAGCTGTATCTAAAGAACCTTCGTCGCCGCCAAGACCAATCACTGTATGAATTTCATCAATAAACAAAATAATTGATTTAGCTTCTTTAACTTCCTTTAATACTTTATGAAGGCGCTCTTCAAACTGACCTCTAAGATTAGTGCCAGCAATCATTGCCGTCATATCTAACTGCATGATTGTTTTACCTAAAAGGAATTCAGTAGATTCGCCGCTAATAATCTTCTTGGCGAGTAGTCCAACAATTGTGCTTTTGCCAACACCAGCTTCGCCAACAAGAATCGGATTGCGCTTTTGCTTACGGCAAAGTACTTCTGATACTTGAGCAACTTCGGCATCACGAAAACAAGCATTGTCAAAATCACCGTTCTCGGCTTTCTCTGTAAAATTTATGCAAAAATCTTTTAGAACGCTGCTGGACGTAGAAGTTGCGGTTTGAGTGGACAACTTTTTTGTTGGATTAGAAACAGTTTTGCAACCAGATTCAATCTCGCTAGTCAAAAAGATAACGTCAACGCCTTGAGATTTGAAAAACTTCTTAGCCCAAGAAGAATGGCGAAGCATAGAAAGAAACAAATGCTCTACACCAGTATAATTTTGATTGTAAAAACGAGAAATCTTATATGATTCTTTTATTACCTTTATAACCGAATCGGTATAATCTACGTTAGACTTTTTGCGCTTTCTTTCTGGAAGTTCCTTTTCTAGTCGGCTAACCAGTTCAGACGGAAGCACTTTTATCTGCTTAAATGCGTTATCAACAATCATGGATTGTGACGAAAGCAAGGCATAAAGCATAAAAGACTCGTCAATTTCGACGTAATTATAGCTTAGACATTTTTGCTTAGCGATGTCTAAGAGTCTTTTTACTTTTGGAGTGAAGTTAACGTCTTCCACTTTATTCATTTTACACTTTTATGATTGTAAGTCAGATAATTTAGTATATATTTTTTCGTTTAAAATACTTAACGAGTCCAAAAAGATAGAGTCGTCGGATTTATTTCCGTAGAGAATGACAATGTCGTCTTCTTGCGGTGTTTTACCGCCACCTTCGTAGTAGCGAGTGAGCTTGTCTTCCCTGCCGTCCATGAGGCGGCAAGACATTTGCCCGTATTCGTCAGAGATTTGGATGAATAGATATTTGTTTCCATTTTTACTTGTTTTCTTTTTAGCTTCTTTGACTACGCCAACGATCTTCACTGGCTGGCGAGCATCTAACTGCGAAATCTCATAGGTTGTCAATAGTCTTTGCTCATCTTCTTCTGAAAAGACCTCTCTTAGTTTGTGAGTGTAGCTATAACCGAGCAACTTCTTCTCGAAAAACCAGTTCGCAAACTTCTCGTGAGTTTTGTTCATCTCGTAAATCTTCTTATACGAGTCGTACTTAGCTCTGAACGTAGTGAAACGCTTTTCAGTCATGAAAGGTTTAGCGTCGTCACCAGCAAGTTTGTTATTAACTAGATCAGCTATAGCTTTGAGAACGTCAAAATTATATTTTGCAGCAACAAGTTTAATGTTTCTCTTTTCTCTATCGCTAAGAATGTTGTAAGACTGAGCTTCAAGAACTAGTCGGCAACGCCTATCTCCAAAGCTAGAAAGTGTTCCAGCTTGAATAAGAGAAGACAAGACGCCGATATTAAGACCAGCTTCTTTTGCAGCGTCAAAACAATCAACTTTATCTGAAAACTCTTTTTGTCTAAAAGCTAAAAGATTTTGAAGAACTTTATCAGAAACACCTTTGATAGCGTTTAAGCCAAATCGGATGTTCTTTTCTTCAATCTCAAAGTCTGATTTCGATTTAACCAAATCAGGAGAAAGAAGCTTAATATCAAAGAAAGGCAGCTCTTGCGATATAGCTTCGATTTCTTCGTGAGGGCTAGGCTCGTGCTTAGATGATTTTAGCAAAGCCAAAAAGAACTCTTGAGGATAATTGAATTTAAGATAAGTCGTTATTGCGCTTAATGTTGCATATGATACAGCGTGAGAAGCGTTGAACGAATAATTAGCACTATCTTCTGCGACCTTCCAAAGAACGTCAGAGATAACAGGGTCTAAGTTATTCTCTTTGATCTTGTTAGAAATCTTTTCCTTCCAAGCTGGCATTTCACTAACCTTCTTTTTGCCAATGATGCGGCGAACAGTTTCAGCTTCATCAAGAGTAAAGCCTACTTTAACTACCATCTTCATTAACTGTTCTTGGAAGATTGGAATACCACCTGTTACGCCCAAAATATCATCAAAGAATGGATGAACAGACTGGAAGTTGCCAGTTTCAACATACTCGGCGTATTGATTCATGAAATCCAACGCGCCTGGCCGTGCTAGAGCCAACACACAGGCCAATTCAAAGAGATTGCGAGGCTTGACCTTCTTGCATACATGAAAGTTGGTATTGGCCTCAATTTGGAACAGTCCTTTGGGGTTAGATAAGTCTTGAAAGTATTTGTAGGTAGATGAGGAGTCGTAATCGAGAGTTTTAAAGTCTAAACCTAGTTTCTGACAGGTTTCATAAACTACGGACAAGGTTCTAAGACCAAGAATATCGAACTTAACGGTGATTTCAGAAATGTTGTTCATTTCATAAGCACTAACAAGCTCGCCTTCTCCTGTCTTTTGAAGAGGCATAATGTCCTCGTTGTTGAAGTAAGAAATCGAAATGCCAGAAGGATGAACGCCACAGTTCTTATTTAAGCCTTCTAATTTTTTAGCAATTTTAAATACCTTTGGATGAGAGTCGCAGAAAGCTTTGAACTGTTCGCTTTGTTTATATGCGTCTTTAAGAGCAAACACCTTTCCGAATTGTTTGGGGATAACATCGCTAACGGCGTTCACTGCGTCTTCATTCATTTCTCCTACAATCTTACCGCACTCTTTAACGCAGAGTTTACCAGTAAGAGTGTTCATGGTAAGAATCTTACAAGTTTTGCCAGAGTATTTGGCTTTGATATAATCAATAACTGCTTGGCGTTTTGAGAACTCAATGTCATTATCTACGTCAGGCATCAAAGAACCATCAAGATAAGTTACTCCATCAACTACGATCTTCTTCGCTCTGCTCTTAGAAACGAATCTTTCAAATAGCAAGCCGTGTTCGATTGGGTCAACATTCGTGACTCCGACCAAGAACAAGATCAAAGAACCTGCGGCAGAACCACGACCGTAACCAGTAGGAATACCGTTCTCATGGGCAAAGTTCATAATATCCCAATTGAGCAAAATGTAATCAACGAAGCCAAGCTCATCAAAAACGCTAAGCTCCATTTTAGCTCTATCGTAATAAGCCTGTTTGTTCTCTTTCTTGTCGATGCCTTTTACCTTGACCGCCTTTAGCGAGAGCTGACGAAGGAATTCAAGATTAGAGCAATTTTCTTGGATGCCAAGATTTTTGTAATGGCGACTGTCGATCTCGATCTTTGGAAGCCGAACGCCCGGTGGAATCGGGTTTTTGTAGTCTGTGAATTTGTCAAGCATTAGATTTCAACCTCCGAGATTTGACGACGAAAGATTTTATAATTCATTTTAATATCGTACATCGCGTTATGCAGCATTGCTGGATCATGCTCAATTGCATAATGCTTCAACAGAAAAGCCTGACTTGTTTTGATTCCTTTTTCAAAGTGGTTCATGAGTTTCATCTGCCAACAAAGAAAATCTCCGTCGTTAGGTTTAACTTGTTTAAAGATAGACATAGCTAACGCTCTTGTGTCAATCATTCTGCTCAAGAAACTCCAGTCATTTTGAATACCCAAGCCATTCATAAGAGTGTTCAAAATGTAAATATCGTAATTTAAGATGTTCTGGCCAACAAGAATAACGTCCTTGTCATAAAGAGTTTTGGCGAATTTCTTCCAAACCTCCATAGGTTGTTGCGCTTTTCTTAAATAAGCTTCTTTATTGAAGTTCGTGATCTTGGCGGCACCTTCCGACATATTCAAATCTTCAAACAAGATAAACTCGTCATGCTCTTCAATGATCTCTTCTCCTTGGCAGATAATCCAAGATAGTTGCCAAGGGCGTGACGACGTTAACGACAAGCCTTCCGTCTCTGTGTCAAATACGGCGAACTTCTGATGTTTGTTATTTCTTAAAAGCGTTTTCATTTTGACTCTTTCCAAGATTGAAAGCAGAATTCTTTACTGGCGCAACCATTAAGTTCTGGAGCCGATAAGGTTTGAAACTTGCCCATGCGCCGATTACAAGCTATCTTATAAGTTACCCAAGCATCATAATCACTTCTGTTCTTGTAGTAGATAGACTTGGTTTCAATGATGTTACCTTTCTTAGCGTAACACGAAACAAAATCAGCGATATGCTTATCGAAAGGAAGTTTGTTGTTCTCTACGAAGTATGTGTGATGATGTTTATCAATAAAATCAGGTATGCAATTTGAGAAAGTATAATTGTTGTTCCATACATACGAATCATAGAAAGGTATAACAAGATGAACATCTTTGGTGATTAGGTTACTTAAATCTTCGCTTGCTATAACTCCGTCTTTCACTGCGTTGGTGAAAGTATAAATTTTATTTAATTGTCTAAAGCCTTCGTCATTCAAAGCGAACAAGACGACTTTATGTTTCGATGATTCAACTGTGTCGTAGCTGTTGCAAACAGTTAAACGAATACCGAACTTGAGAGAAAGCTGGTTTGCTCGGCAGGCTTTAAATGCCGACAAAAAACCAGTGAAAGAATCCTCGACCAAGAAAACTTCTTTAAGACCATTTTCGAGAGCAATAGAAATGATGCTGTCTGGCCCATCTTCTTTCTGCTTTTCTGGCTCGGCTAAAGTAAGGATGCTTTTTCCAACGGAAAAGTGAGACTTGAATAGCGGTATCATTAATCCAATAATTCAGACAATTTCAAAGCTGTCAAGACTTATTGTGTCTTGGGCATCCAGAGTAATGCTCTTTTGTAACTTTGTCGGTTTCTTTCGCAGTCTTAAAAGCTTCGTCCATATTCTCCTCAGAGAAAGTTTTTATGATGGTGTTGTTTTTGTCGCGGAGAGCGTAATAGTTGTAGGCGAATTTATACGGACAATGCCACATCGGGTTGCCGTCTTTCTTTAGCTGGCCCTTAAACTTTGCAAAACCGCAGGAAAGCTTACCGCTAAAAGAGCCGTCTGACGGAATAGGTTTATCCGCTGCGAAATTTGAGTGAGCGTCACTTTCAGAAAAACCGTCGATAACTTTTTGAATCTCGCAAAGCTGATCTTCAAAATCAGAAAGCTCTTGATCTGATAAAGCTGGCATTGTCAAAAGCCCATCGCCACCGCGAGAAACGTCAAACTTCAAGAACAGAAACTCCATCTTAACTTTGTGATCTGGGTTAAGTTGTTTTGAAGCAAGAGTGTACATCAAGTGCTGCAAATTATCTTCGGCATCTTTACCAGCAAAAACCGCTTTGCTAGTTTTGTAATCTCTTACAGTAGAAGAATTATCAGAGTAAACGAACTGGCGATCAATAAAACCTTTGATGCGGTATTTTTTATCATTTTTATCTACTGTAAGATCAAACGATCTTTCGTTAAAATCTTGAATAGGCTTCTGCTTCTTATCCCCAAAGAAATCATACTTCAAGCCTACGAGAGTCATCTCTCTAATCAGCTTCATGTTTTCAGGGTCAGAAACTCGGTTTCTACGGGCGCGCTTTAGCGTAAGCGACTTGATCGAAGGAATAGCGAAAGGGTCTCCTTCTTTGATTATCTTGTTGACATATTTCTTTCTGCTGGGCTTAGAAAGCATTTCGAGAATCAAGTGAACAACGTCCCCACGATTTGCGCCATCGTTAGACGAGTCAGGAAGCTTTAAAACGTAATTGCACCAGTAAGACCAGCTGCATTTGTCTAGCGTCTTAATTCTACTGGCGGATAAAGCTGTTAATGGTTTAGACAAGTGAGTCCTTTAGTTCTTCTGCTTTTTTAATTAACAGGCGATTAAAATCATTCTGGCAAGCTATTTCGTATATTTTTTTAATTTGAGCTTCTTTATTTATCATTTTATCATTCCATTTATCAAATATATCATCTTGCCCTTCGTGTTTTAGTAAGTTCATATCGCTAAAATCATTAGCCAAAGGAAGCTTAATAGACAGTTTGGTATGGTCAAAAACAGAACAAAGCTGCAAGTACGACTTGCAAGATGAAACTAATCCGTGATTAAAATCGCTCTTTGAATCGTTGTTGTAGGCAATAACGATCTTGTCGGGATTAAGTTCAACAAGAGTTGAACAGAGTTTAGAGGAGATTCCCAAACCGAATGTAACCAAGTTATTTGAATAGCCGTTTTCATAAAGAGCCATACTGTCACCAATGCTTTCTACGATAATAACAGTTCCAGTTTCAGCAATTTTTTCCCTAACAATCTCAACGCCGCCTCGTTTAATGTGAAGAGGATAAACCCAATTTGTTTTTTTACCCATGTGCTTCCACTTTGGAAAGGTAGAATCCTTATCCCAAACTGTAGCTCTAGCGGAAAACCCATGAATATCTCCTTGAGAATTATAAATAGGAAAAACGATTCTTCTGAAAAGCTGCCCAGCAGTAGCGTAGCCGCATTTATAGAAATTTAAAGTATCCGGAGAAATCATCTTCTTAGAATAGAAATCTAAATGAGGAAGAAGGTTCTCTAGTATTGATTCTGGATAGATTTTTTCCATTTCGATTTTCTCTTTAACTTCGTTAGATATGATATCTTGAAGATCAAATTTTACATACTTATCTATCACTGAATCATCTTTTGTATTTAGGGTAAGAGAAATTAGCCTCTTGATCGGGAAGCTTTTGTCTCCGCTAGCAAAGTCTGTCCATACGCCGCTGTTCTTATAAATCTTTAAAGCTGTAGCGTTATCACCTCCACGATAAATCGCAGAAGAGCGCCAATAGCTGCCGCAATCTCTTAGATTATAACCTAAAGATTCTAGCGAGCTTTTAAGCTGCGTAGGATCAAGGGTTAAAGTTTGGGACATCGTCTTGTTCATTAGAGGCTTCTGGTCTTGTTATTCCTGTATCCATTGAACGAACAATATCGCGCAAATCTCCATGCTCGGTAACGTCGAAATTATTAAAGCGAAGATTGATAAAGTTACGGCGCAAATTTCCGTCTGGCATACGCACAGGCTCAACTGCGCCAGCAATGTCAGAACCCAAGAAACGATTCTTGATAAAGATCAGTTTATGAGTGCCGAAATCATTTCCGTCCTCCATTCTTTCGTCAACTGTCTTGTTGCGGAGAATTGCCATATGAGAACAATAGTGAACGATACGGTCAGACATAGACACGATACTTTCATCATCGTTAATATCGCTAGCGTTACGGTTAGTCGTTACGCCACTTCTATTTGACTGCACAGAAGTGAACATCGCCACCAAAGGTTTATGATCTTGAACTAAATCACGTTGAATAGTTTTCTTAAACTTATCCAACATATTACCGATTACTTGCCATTCAGATTTGTCCTTATCAGAATCAGCAGAAGGCTTAATGTAATCGAAGCTAAAGATCATCTTGTTGCCGCGACCAATCTTTGAGTAGTAAAATCTCTTCAAGGTATTAACCATTTGATCAGTAGTCATTCCTCCTACATTGTAGTAATAGAATTTAAGATTCTTCACTTTAGTCCAAGTAGCGCGAACACGATCAACAATTTCAGATCCAGCCTTACGCCAAAGACCGCTTTCAAGAAGATGAACAGGAACGTGACTCAGAGCGGCGCACTGACGCATGATAACTTCTTCTTTGCTCATTTCGCCGTTATCAAAGTGGAGAACTGGAACATCGTACTCTGCCGAAACTTTTGTGCAGAAATTCAAAGACAAAAGAGTTTTACCTACGCCAGAGCGGGCAACGATAACAGTGATATTACCGGGTCTTAAAAGGGACCCGTAAATCTTGTTAACTGTCGGGAATGGACCCATAAGGCCAAACTCAGTAATCGGATTGTTACCGCGATCTTCAATGATAGACTCCATTTCTTCAAAAATGTTAACAGGCTTTTCGTCATTATTTTCATATAAATTAATTGTTTTATTAAAGGATGAATCAGCTTCTTCAATGATCTTTTGATAAGAAGCATCAGGAGCTATTCTTTTCATCTTATCCGCAACATCCAAAGCCGACTTGTGAATCGTGCGGCGAATAGAATATTTCTTAATCTCTTTCGCTGCGGCAACTGCTGTTGTTGGATTAGTCTTTCTGACAGCTAAGGAACGACAATAATCAAAGACATTGATGTTGTCTTGAAAAGAGACGCCAATTTCTTTAATGCGTTGAGCTATAATTACTTCATCTATCTTCTCGTTGGCCTCAAGGCATTTACGAATGATATGATAAATCGTTTTGTGAACAACGGTGGACTCTGAATAGAAATCAGATTCAGATACAAAGTCGCAGACTTCTGCGTAAGTATCTGGATGCTGAATCAGTCCAGCTAAAAACTGCTGTTCTACTTCTAGTGAATAAAGCATTATTCGTTATCGTCCGAAATTTCTGTGGAGTCTTCGTTAAGCCATTCTTCCATAGCTTTTTTAAGACCAAGAGAAGTTAAAACTGAATCGAAGCGAGTGTAGATTTGAGGAGTGCCGTTCTCAGAGCAGATACAAAGAACAACGCCTTTGTACGAATCCGCGCCGCCAGACATTTCATAAATCTGCGCGACCATTTCGACTGGAAATTTGAATTCTTTATTTTCGTTATCTTTTTTGTCTTTAGGTTTCTTCATAGTTCTACTCCTTGTTTTGAGAAAATCTCATGGTTGATTTCCTCGTCTTCGTAAATCTCTACGAGCAAGATTCCGTTTGTCAAGCAAAACTTCATCTTTAAATCGTCTCTCTTCAACTGCGCGAGCCAGTTGAGTCGATTGTTATTGTGGAAAAACTTGTTAAATTGCTGGTGCTGTTTACCTTGAACTTCTACTGCGATTTTTTTATTCGCGTTGTAGAAGTCCAAAGACAAACGTGTTCCAGCAACACGAAGCTCTTCAAAGACAATATCGTGTTTCCAGTAAGAGAATAAAAATTGTTTTACTCTCCATTGAACTTTGCTTCTGGATTTGGCTTTCCAATTAATTAAGAAATTTTTAGAGTTTTTAATTAATTTTTCTTTGCCATTAAGCGTTTTGAATTTCATTAGAAGGATCACTAGAAATCATACCCACAAAAAGCTTGTGGAGGATTTTAGTTAATTTTTCATTACCTTCAATGAAAGAGAACAGTGCGTTTTCGCCTTGGAACTTTTCTGGAATCTCGATATTGTTAGAAGAACAAATCTCCTTTAAGTCTTCGGAAATATAATACCAAGCTCCAGAGCGTTCTACCATTTCCCAAGATAAGAGCATATCTACGATTTCTTTTTCAAGCCAAACAGAACGCCCATTAGTGCGTCCGTACTTAATCGGATAAGTGATACGATTCTTGCTTTTTTCGTTTGGACTCTTCTTGATATAGATTTTGCAGTAATGACCAATGATAGGATTCTTTATTGGATCAGATTTCTTGATTGATGGGTCTTTCAGAATAACGTCGCCTTCAAAACGAGGCTCAAACTCGAAAATGAAATTGGCGAAGTGCAGCAGAGCATTACCACCAGTAGCGGATGTTTGGCGAATAGGAGCTTTGCTATATGGGTCGAGTTGAATATCACTTCTAACTTGAGAGATAAAGATTGCCATGTGACCGCGTTTGGTCAGACCAATAGACATACGCTTCATAAAGTCCGACGCAATTACAGCACCGCCAGCGACTTTCTTAGAGTCTTCAAAGTTTTTGTTCAAATCTCCTTTGGAAATTAATCCGTCAACAGAGTCCAGAACAAACATATACTTAGCCTTGTCTTCGTTGAACTGAACCAACTGGCGCATTGCATCTACAGCTGTCTCGTAAATATTGCACTCAAATACGAAACAGGTTCCAACATCCCAAGATTCAGCGTCAAAAACAAACTTAACACCAGAACGTTTTTGCATTTCATCAGAAAGGCGACCTTCTGCTTTGATGAAAAAGCCTTTTGAATTTGGAACTGTATTTAAGAAGTTACGCATAACTTCAAGAGCGGCGGATGTTTTACCGCCTTCGGTAAAGCCAACGAACCGATGAAGGCCCGGTCCAATGCCTCCGCTGGTCTGCATATCTAAATTTAGAGAACCAGTAGAAACTTTATAATTACAAGTCTCTTCAAAGTTGTAATGATCTTCCTTCTTGTCGTTCAAAAATGATTTGAGGACAGAATTAGACGAAACGTTTGCTTCTGCTTTTTCTTCTTTTACTTTTTCTTTCTTGCTCATGATAAAAATTCCTTTAGTGTTGGTTTAGGTTTAATGTTAAAATCTTCTCCAACCTTGTCTGTCAAGACGATTGTTTGGGTTGGTTGTGGCTGATAGTAAAACTCATTGCGCTTGATTTCAAGTTCCGCCGCTTTCCAATCAGCATAATAAAAAGCGAGACTCTCAACCTTCTTGATAGGAACATATTCCGACAAGAATTTAAAGCCGTATCTTTCCTCAAGCTGCCTGAGAATAGTAAACTCTTTCTTCCAAAACTCAGCGGTGGTGCGCTTTGGCATACTCACAAATCTAGCAACGATAACACGACGAGACGCTTTCTTTGCTGGTTTTGGCTTCTTGACTCTAGGTTTACGAGGTGCTCTTTCGGCGCGAGGCTTCCTTGGTTTTCTAGGTTTACGAACCTTGACTACCTCTGGAGACTGAATCTCTAGTTGAAATGGCTCTTCCATGCGGCCACAAGAAAGCAGTTATCACCAACTGTCAATACTTTTTTAAGATTTATTTGAAGCCGCAGCAGAACCAAAGTAAAAGCCTGTAATTGCGATTAAGCATTGGCGTATCTCAGTAGTGATCAAATTGCCTGAAATCTCAACGAAAGCCGTTTTAGTCTTCTCTGCAACGAAACCTAAGATGTCTCCTCCGTCTTGATAATCTACTTGAAGATAAGTAGGAATGCCCAAAAGGGCCATAAGAAAAGGAGATATAACAATAGAGAAGATAACAGAAACAACAATGAACTGTCTAACCATCTTGCCTACGTCGCCATCTCTTTTAGCGGCTTTGTCGGCAGATTCATCAGCTTTATCTATCGCTTTCATCATTCGATCAAAGCGTAGCTTTTGCTCTTCGGCTTTTGCAGCCATAAAGCGAAAAATGAATCCAACAACAGACCCACCTAATAGACTGATTAGTTCAGACGGCACATAGGATATTTACACCTTAAAGGCCAAAAGCTTCTATCGTCAAAGGGAACTTACCGTCAACTCTTACCAAAGAAAGCATTTCCGAAGCAATGTCTCGGATTTCCTTTTGGGCGTCTGGCTTATTGCGAAGATTAAGAAAATGGTAGAACGATCTCCAATTAAACATCACATCAGCAGTAACTTGCGTATTGTAAGTTCTAAAGAATCTAGCGGACTCTTTTGCTCGCTTACGGTCAAAGCCATGATTTTTGACCAAATCTTCTAAGCAGTTATGATAGAGTCTAAGACCATTATTGGTATAGTTCTCAAGAATCTCTTTCCAATGCTCAGGCCAATCAGAAGGTACGCAGAAGTTATCTTCTTTCATCTCTTTGTATCTGGCAGACTCGCCGTTGATTGAAACGCCAATTCTGTGCTTCAATAAATGAATATGACTAGCTACGTCAGTAGTAACCAAGAAATGAAGCGACGACTTTTCAAAAGGCGTATGATGCCCATTTTCGGCAAGCATTTTTAGCAGCGGCCCAATTCTCTGCTTCTTGTCCTCGTTAATATCTCTGGACGTAGAAGTCCAAGCCGAGCAAGCGTGAACTTGATCGTCGCCATAAATACCAATAAGTTGAACGCTATTTTCTTTATTCATTGTAAAGTTTGTTATATTGCTGTAAGATTCCTGCGTAATATTGGGCGTGGAATTCTGCGCCACTAAGAATTTCAGCGGTAACTTTTTGTCTTTGTTTTAAATATGCAGTAGTTTCTTTATTCTCTAACAAGAATTTTACGCACGACTCTATATTGTTTTCATCGACATAAACGAATGCTTGATCGAAATCAAACATATGGTAGTACCAAGATATGTCGTTTTGATCTACTGGAGGGCGAACGTAAATGCACAAGGAGTTAGACGCCATAGTCCAAATCAAACGCTCCCAAGACGTTGTGTTGCCGTTTACATTTAAAATGAATTTATATTTGAGCTGATCAGCAATGCTTACGAAATCACTAGAATAAGCTGAGTTTGGCGGCGTCTTTGTGAAATTAGTTATTTTTGCGTCAACGACTTTACTGTTAAAGTATCTTTGGCAAATACTCACTCTTTGAGTTAACTCTTCCGTAAGGGGTAAACCAGTATCCGAACCAAAGAAACAAGCCTTATCTTGTTTTGCGTCCCATTCAATATCTAAGTCAGGTAATCGAGAGCAGGTATCAATCGTTCGCCCTATATGAGAATCAGGGACACAAATATGCGGAGAACTTTTTGAACGAGCGAAAACAAACTTACTTGGATCATCTAAGTATTCGTTGCTTGTCTCGTCATTAAAATTGACCATAAAGTCAAAGTTTAAATCTTTAAGATTATAGTAATTTAATACTTGAGTCGTGAAAAGCTCAAAAAACTTATATCTAAAAGGATCTAAATAATCTCTACTCTTGTCAAGAGCGGTAAGTTGACAGTCCTTGATTCTAAAAGAAGCTTCGTTTCTAGCTAACTTGATTCCGCTAAAGTCTTTGAAGATCTTTAATCTGCTAGGATTAAGCTCGTTGTCGATACAGTATTGTACTGGCATAACTAACTAAGAACATGATTTAATGTCGCTGTCAACCATTTTTTTAGTTAATTGGAAAAAAGTCGTTTTCGGCATCCAGTTTAAATGGCTTCTAGCTTTTGTCGAATCTCCTAGCAAAAGCTCAACTTCTGCTGGTCTAAAAAACTTTGGATTAACAATCACAAGTGGAATTTTCAATTCTCTATGATAAAGCGCTTCTCCAATAGTGCCTTCTTTGCCAAACCAATCGCCTTCTATTTTTGCCGCTGCAAAAGCTAATTGGACAAACTCTCTAACTGTATGGGTTTCGTTACTAGACAAAACATAGTCGAGTGGAGGTTGTATAGATTGATTTAACATTTTCCACACTCCATCGACAAAGTCTTCTGCATCGCTCCAATCTCTTTTAGATGATAAGTTGCCAAGCTCTAATGGAGCTGGAGTTTTCCCATTTTTTAAATCATTAGCGATTCTAGCTACTCCACAGGTAATCTTTCTGGTAACAAAGTCTTTACCACGGCGAACTCCTTCATGGTTGAACAGCCAGCCTTGCACGGCATAAAGGTTGTAGGAATCTCTCCACACTTTGACGATATGGCGGGCGGCAGCTTTTGAGGCTCCGTATGGGCTGCGCGGGCGCAACGGGTGCGTTTCGTCTTGGGGAACGGTGACAACATCGCCAAACTCTTCGGAAGAACCTGCGTTGTAGTAACGGCATTTTGGAGCAAACTTTCTAATAGCTTCAAGCTGGAACATGACTGCCAAGCAGTTATTCTGCATATGGTTAAGTGGCATTTCCCAGCTAGTTCCAACGAAAGAATTGGCGGCAAAATTAATAAAGTAATCTGGCCTGTAAGTATCTATAACATGATTAGTGCTTTGAGGGTCGCTGATGTCGAGGTCTATCAGTTTAAAACGTGGGTCATAGATATGACTAATGTTCTGATGGTTAGAAACACTGAGTCTGCGAACTGCGCCAAGAATATTGTAGTCTGTGTTTTTAAGCAAATAGTCGGCCATGAGACTTCCGTCTTGACCTGTTACGCCTGTGATAATAACTGTTTTCATGGTTTTTGAATTAAGAAAATATAAGTATTTAATACGTCGTCGGTTGTGAGGGTAAACGGTAAGTTGTATTTATTAGAAAAGAACTGAACAGCATTAACCACCTCTCCGAACATTTGAGGATGATAATCGTGACCAGCAACGATTCCATTATTTTTAATCTTTTTATACGCCAATTCTAACTCAAGAATTGTTTGATCATATTGATGAGTTGTGTCTATGTAGATAAAGTCAAAAAAGTTATCACGGAAAATAGAAAGAAATTCATCAGAGCGTTGTCTTGTCACGAAGACGTTGTTAACGTGCTCAAATCTTTTTGAAACAGAATAGAAAAGACTTTCGCCATCATGGATTTCAGCGTTGTTTCCGTTCTTATCGCCAGATTGAATTGAGCCGCTAAAAGGATCAACAAGATAAAGCTGATCAAATTTTCCAGAGTCCAAAAGAACTTTTGAGAAATCTCCTTTGAAAACGCCCAACTCGCATCCAATGCTACGAGAATCAAGCAGGCTTGTTATGTCTTCTCTGTTTTTCATTTAGGAAGTTGCTCATTTTAATGAACTTAGAAAACATTTCGTTGGAAAATCCACAGAAATGATAGAGCTTTTTTTCAGGAGTAAACCAACAATCGGACGCGAATAATTTAACAACGCTAGATAAATTAAAACATAAGCTAAAGTCAAAAGCCACGTACTTGCAAACAGCATAGTTGTAAGAAGATTGTTCTAGCCTTGCATCGGCGTGAGGTTCTCCGCTTATAAAAGGCTCATACAAAGAACGAACTAAACTCAAGAAGTTAAGATTTTTGAAACAAAACGTGCCAGCATTCAGTCCGTTATTATCTTTAAAAAAGCGAATTTCTTTTTCGTCAGTGACTCCTTTGTATCGAAACCAGTCCTCATTCATTCTAAGATTTTCAAAGACTATTGATAAGTCGAACTTGTCTTTAACCAAGTCGTTAACGTCGCCAAAATAAATAATGTCAGAATCCAAGTAAACATAAGCGTCGTATCCAGACGGAACTTTATCGGAGTATTTAAGAAAGCCAACGTAACTATACTTCTTGTCATCTACGATAGTTTTGTATTTAAATTTTTCTGGAGGTGGGATGCTGGAAATGACGCAGAAATCTACGTTATCTTTTTTTTCGATATTCTCGAAAAGCATTTCAATACAGTTGTCAGCGTAGTGTTTAAAATCGGTTACCGTGTAAACTAAAATTTTCATCTAAGTAAAGAAGGAATACTGCCTTTTTCGGTTCGCTGGTTAATGTGAGGCAAACTCCAGCCAACGTTTAAATTTAAATCAGAAATGATAGAGTTAAGCTGCCAATCAAAAGGCTCTTTAACTGACAGAAGTTTATATCCAATCATTTTAGCTATTTTTGGAGAGATCATGTAGCAATGAGCGCACCTGCTCTTTAAGTTCTTGTGGGTATAAACGCCTGATTGAAAACTAGGGTTAATGTCGCTTCCTCCAAAAGAACCAATAAATAAGATGTCGCAGTTCTGGCGAATGGTTTCGCTAGCGAATAATTGAATGCAATCTTCCCAATTAAAAGAAGGCGGCTCAATATCATCTTCAAATACAACGCCAAAGTCAGCCGTTGATTCCGAGATCATTTTTGCGGCGTATCGGTGTTTAAAGAAGCACGAAAGCTCCGCTGGATTTAAAAAGACCCCATTAGCAGAGTGCGGAGAATTTACGACAGGATGGCATTCGATAGCTTTATCTTGCGGCCAAAAGTATTCTACCCAAGTAACCTTTGAATCTAGCGTCTCAAAGAACGGAGTGATGTATTCTTTTCTAGCTTTTGCTGGAGGATGATGAATACAGAAATAATCAATCTTCATGGCTTAACGATATAAACCCCTTCCATATCTATAGGTTGTATGTTGATTTTTTTATCCTGATTTGCGTTTCTAGAATCCAGAAACTCATCGACAGCCTTCTTGCATCCTTTCCACCATCCATAATCATCAATTATAATTATGCCTCCAGAAGAAACTTTATCATAAAAATAATCTAATTCAAATTTCGTACTTTCGTACCAATCGGTATCTAACCGTAATACTGAGATGGTATCTGGAATAAATTCTGTTTTACAAATATCGCCTTTATGATATTTAATTAAATCAGATGGATACTTGCTGTTTTGGGATATGTTTCTCCGAACTTCTTCAAGGCCAGAAATACAAGACCAAAAAGAATCTTGCTTTATAAGGTCTTTTGCGTCTCTTCCTTTATAATCTTTATCTGCATCAGTGCATGGAGTCATTCCTTCAAACGTGTCATACAAATGAATTGTGCGATCAAGACAGTTGTTCTTCTCTAAAGCTAAAAGCATAGCTAACATACTGCCGCCTTTCCATACGCCAATCTCAACGACATCTCCCAGAACGTTCTTCTGGCAAACACAGTCAATAGCTGCAATATTAAAAAGAAGTCTCTCTCTCGAAAGAAGAGAAAACTTAGATGAAGTGTCAGCGATAGTAGAGATCACCAACAATCATAACAAACGAACAAAAAAATTCTACAGAATTAATCTGTATATTTTTCTTCGCCAGCTTTCTGATACATGATATAGTTATAAACAGTGTTCATGTAATCATCCATAAGCGCCAGTTTAGCTGCGATAAATGGCTCGGCAAAGTCCATTGCAATTTCTGGATCTTTGTTCATCGCTTCGATAAGAGCTTTGGCTTTATCTGCGACGCTTAACAAAGTTTGTTCAGACATTTCCATATACTCTTCGTGAAGATACTTCATATCTTCGATATCAGAATCAACAGATTCAACAGAGGCTAAAGCAGTATTTAATTTAAGAAGCTCTTCTTGATCGTGGATTTGATCTTCGATGGAGCCTTTAGTGACCTGAGTAACGGACTTGCCGCCTTCCCACATACGGCAGCTCCAATAACGAGCTTTCCATTTTGGACCGGGGTTGGTGTCGCACTTATGGCGAGCGCGGAAACTCTTTCTGCGCTCTGGATCGTCACGTTTAATCTCCATATCTGGATCGCCAAACTTAACAACAACGACATTTCCTTTTGGGTTCTTTACATAAACGCCAAACTTTTTATTGGAGCCAGATGGCAAACGAAATGGTTTATTTAAAGTTTTCTTTTCCGCTTCTGTATAAGTAAGTTCAATAGCAGCTTGGGCTTTTTCGTAAGCTTTCTTATCTGGATAATCAGACGAGCCTTTTTTTGCTGGGCGATAGTTTTTGCCCATGCGTTTTTTCTTGTCTCTGATATTTTCCCATAAGCCTTTCTTTTTGGCTTCTGCGATGTTTTGTGAAAAGTCAAGTTCCATATAATATTTTACACTAAAAAATTATAGCCTTTATCGTATTTTTGTTTGGGTAAGATTCAAGACTTATATAGGTTCCGTTTTGAGGTTCTACAATAAACCACCCGCTACTTGTCCAAACTAAGTTTAACGAGTGCCAAGAGTCAGAGCCGTATGATATATCAGCGAAGTTTTTAACCTGCTCTACCACAACAGTTGCCACAGCGACTTGAGCAGAGGTTTTGTTGCTGCGATTGTGTGAAGCAAAACTATATACAACAACAAATAAATCAGAGAAATTGTCGCAATCAAATGTTTCTTTTTGATAAGATAATTGATAAAGATCTATAACATCTATCCACCATGAACAGTATTTGTCTAACCATTGTAAATTTACATTTGAATACTGATTGTCGCGCATAACAACTAAAGCTTCTTTTGGAATGCCGCATTTGTTTAATGATTCAAGAACTGAATCGGAGTTATAAGCTAAACTAATAAAATCTTGAAAAGGCGGATTTTTTACAAAAAACCCATTTGAAACAAAATTCAATTTGATCTGGTTTTTTGGTGATGAAAAGTCTGGGCGCGATTCTTTGGACGGATGGTAGCTAGGGCAAAGCTCGTTTTGTTTGGCCAAAATGAAAAATCCAAGGAGGTACAAGAACACTCCCAAGAACAGGCAGAAAGGTATGTTTTTTTTGATGCGATGCAGCACAGATTTTTTTACACCTATTTTGGTTTTCCCCCTTCCCCTAATCCCTTTCCTTTCCCCCTTTTCTCCCCCCTTTCATACTATCCCCCCTTATATCCCCCAAACCATACCCTTTTACCCTAACCCCCTTTCCTTTTAATAAAAACCTTTGGTTTTTATTGCGCTCTGCGCGATTTTTTTTGGAAAAAGTATTGACGAAAACTAGAATCCCTTGCAACTTTCAAAACATGGATCACAAATACTCGTTCAAAGTTTTAAAAAATGGCTTCGAAAACAATCTGATTGCCCCAGCGAAAGATGATGCTGGATGGGATTTGATTGCTTCGTCTGAGCCAACAATTGTTCGTGAGCCAAACAAGAAACAAATTTTGTACATCGAGTACGATACGGGCGTCGTGATTCAACCAGCAGAAGGATTTTTCACTCTCTTGTTTCCTCGGTCAAGCGTGAGCAAATATCAATTATCGCTTTGCAATTCTGTAGGCGTGATTGACGCTGGTTACCGAGATTCAATTAAGCTTCGTTTTCGCTGGTTAGGCATTGGTCATCAGCCTTACAAAGACCTGATTTACAAAAAGGGCGACAAGATCGGTCAGTTAGTTTTCTCGCCGTTCATTAGCCTCGTAGCGCATCAAACAGAATCGCTAGATTCCTCAGAAAGAGGAACAGGAGGCTTTGGAAGTACAGGAGTATGAAATTAGTTCCCGAATCAATGGACGATTTATCTCTGATTGAAAAAATCAGAGGCTCTGGTGATAGCTCTTGTTTTCAAGAGATTGTTAATCGTCATTCGGGAATTTATCTTCAAATGGTTCATTCGTATGCGCCAAGAACAACGTCAATCGACAATATACACGACCTTATCGACAGCAGAGAATCTCATATTTACGACGCTGTTCAATCTTTTGACGAGACAAGGAATATCAAGTTCTCAACTTATCTAGGCAATCATACTCGTTGGTTATGTTTGAACGCTTCAAACAAAAAGCGTCACGAGTCTTTAGATGAAAAATATGATTGTGCGTTTGAAACAGAAGAGTCTAAAGAGAAAGTCAATTACGACATCATTGCGACAATCTTTGATCAAGTAGATCAAATGGAAGACAAGCGCATAACCCAAATATTCAAAATGCGTTATAAGTCTTTTAACGGCAGTAAGAAAGTAACTCCTTGGAGAAAGATTGCAAAAGAGCTTGACTTATCTATCCAAGGTTGTATCAATATTCACAATTCGGCGTTTAAAGCGTTGAAGAAATCTATAACAAAAAATCATGATTAATAATGTAGTCCTCGCAGGTAATACCACAGAAGATCCAGAAATCCGGTCCACCACAACCGGAAAGAAGATTGCTTCTTTTCGTCTCGCAGTAAATAATCCTCTCAACGACAAAGATACGCTTTTTATCAAGGTTGATACTTGGGAAAAGCAAGCTGAATTTGTCGGCAACTATGTCAAGAAGGGCAGCAGCGTTTCTGTCATTGGTCGTCTCAAGCTTGAAACTTGGGAAAAGGATGGCCGCAAGAATTCCGCTGTTATCGTTGTCGCTGATCGCGTCAATTTCGTAGGCGGCAAAAAGAAGGATGCCGCCGCTTCTGATGACGAAGCGCTACCTACAGTAGCCAAGGCTGTTCCAAAGCCAGCTTACAAGCAAGCCGCTAAAGCTCCAGTTCAACAAGACGACGACGAAATTCCTTATTAATGAAAATCATTTTCGAGGCTCCAGTAAACCAAGTTTCATTTGGCAATGTCTCGTATAACTTCCTAAAGGAGTTTTACAAGATGAGCCAAACTGATAGCTCGTTCAAGTTTTCTTACTTCCCAATTTCAAATCCTGATTTGGGAGCGTTTGATAAAGCTTCTAACGATTTTAAGAAGTGGCTCAAATCACTTGTTGACAATCGCTTTAAGAACTTGAGCAAAGACGCTATCTCGTTGAAGCTTTGGCATATCAACGGAGCCGAGAAAAGAATTTCACCTCGCCAAGCCCTTTTCAGTTTCTATGAGCTTAACCAGCCAACAGAGACTGAAAAGGCTCTTGTTCGTCTTCAAGACGCTACGATCTTTTCCAGCTCGTACGCAAAGAATAGTTTTGCAGAAGAAGGTTTGAGGGTTGAAAACGTTCCGCTCGGTTTTGATCTTGATTTTTTCAAGACCGACAAAGTTTACCTCCAAGATAAAATTCACTTTGTTATCATGGGTAAGTTTGAACGCAGAAAGCATACAGACAAAATCATTAAGCTTTGGGCAAAGAAATACGGCAACAATCCAAAATATCAACTTAGTTGCTCTATCGTAAATCCATTTTTAGATAAGGAAATCTTAAAGAAGCTTCTTTCTGGTTACAAGGCTCTTGCTTGGAACATTAATATTCTTCCTTATGTTTCCACGAATTCCGAAGTTAACGACGTTCTTAACTCTGCTGACATTGATCTTAGCGGATTGAGCGGCGCAGAAGGTTGGGGTCTTCCTGCTTTTAACTCTACTTGTTTAGGCAAATGGAGCGTTGTTCTCAATGCAACTAGCCATTTAGATTGGGCTACTAGCGAAAACTCTATTCTTGTTCAACCATCTGGCCTTATCGAAGCTTACGATGGAACTTTCTTTAAGAAAGGCCAAGAATTCAATCAAGGCGAAATCTACGATTTCAATGAAGAAGAAGCTCTCTCCGCTATCGAAAAGGCCGTAACTCTTGCGGAGAATAAGACGATAAACTCCGCAGGAATCAAACTGGGTCAAACTTTCACTTACGAAAAGACGGTTGCGTCAATTTGTGACATCTTAAAGACCTTATAATTAATTTTTTCATCATAAATATATAATATATGACAACAGACATCACAACAACATTAGTAACCGGAGCCTCATCTTTAAGTGGATTGACCGTCAGCTCTAGTACTCCATATGTGTATGGATATTCAAGTAGTGCTATTTCGGGCTGTGTCCTAACTAATGGTAATTACTATTCATACCCGTCTTCTTTTCCAACTCTAATCAAAACAAAATTCACGGAAGAAGGTGAGCATTTCTTCTTCTCTGTTCCTGGCTGCACTAAGGAAAACGTTTTTGTAACTTACCTTGAACAAGATTCGTTCTTTAAAGTCGAAGCAAAGCTGGAAGATGTTTTCGTTTCTAGTCCTTGTCGGATTCAGGTAAACACTGATAAATTCGACTTGTCGAATCTTGAATGTAGCATCAAGAACGGTCTTTTGAAGGTGTTTGTTCCTTATTTTGAGGAAGCAAAACCAAGATCAGTTAAAATCAACTAACAACCAAAGCCGCTTGAAAAAGCGGCTTTTTTATTAATATAAAATATGCCCTTATACACCTACGAGAATCCTGAGAACGGTAAGACTATCGAAATCTTTCAAACAATGAGTGAAAGTCATGTTTATACCGACAGCGATGGATTAGTGTGGAAAAGGGTATTTCAAGTTCCTAACGCCGCGATTGATTCACAGATCGACCCTAATAGCTCAACAGCCTTCGTTGACGCCACCAGGAACAAAAAAGGCACGTATGGCGACCTGCTGGACAAAAGCCGCGAGTTAAGCGATAAAAGGGCACAGGAACGAGGCGGCACAGACCCTTTAAAAGAGAAGGTGTTCAAGGATTACTCCGCCAAGAGAAAAGGCGCAAAGCATCCTGAACAAATGAAGAAGTTTGAAAACTCTAAAGTTAAGGTAGATTATTAAATCTTACCTAACATAAAGTCTTCCGCTTTCTTAATGTCGTCGTTAACAGACGACATTTTTTGCGCAATAACAGGATCAATCAAGTCTGGGTGATACCACCAGTCTTCAAAAGTAGAAACACCGTCTGGAGAAATGTCGTTAACTGCCATTAGATACCCTAATGATCTCAAGTAGTTTCTAGACTTTTGGCGATAAGTCTTTGTCATGTCAACGTAGTGATCATGCTCGTAAGTGATTACGGCAAACTTATAATCACTAAAAGGAATTGAAGTTAAGATTTCAAATGTGCTCTTAGATGGCTCGCAGTCTAATTGCAGGTAATCTACGATACCGTCTTTGGCGATTTCTTTTAAGATTTTTGAATAGTTAGCTTTCGTCGCATCTTCGCACAATACTTTGTTTGAACGATGCTTGATATGTTCGTTAACATGATTTTGGCCCCATTCAAGACCAATGCCAGTCCAGCCGTAGTTCTTTTCCAAGAGTGCTGTATTGCTGTTGTGGTAAGGCTCAGAAGAGCCTACTTCAAGATAAGTTCCATTCTTCTTTCCATCTAGCATAGAAAGCACAAACATATCTTGATAAACTTGAGAGTAGTTAACGTCAATTAAGTTTGCGCCACTGAACTTGTATCTTAGGTCTTTAAATTTTTTCTTTGAGTATCTTGTGATAGCTTGAGACTCTGGGCCACAACCAAGAGTTGTCATATTGTTTTGAACTGCTGTTTTATGAGCGTCGTTCATTACGTCTGCATAATTGTCAGACAAGTGAAGAAATAATCTTCTCGATTCTTTTGTTTTACCCCACCACCAAGCGCAAACAGCTTTCTCAAAAATAAGACCATATTCACCAACATAACCAAGATCGCTGAAAGTTGGCTTGTTATTCTTCGCAAACCCCATACCAATAGAAGCTACAAGATAACCTTCATTGTATTCTTTATTGTATTCGTGCAATCGACTTAATAAAAAGTAAGCTTCTGGTCTATCAGGAATTAAAGTGATTGCATGACGGAAAAGGTTCTTAACGGTTTGTGTTCGATGCCCCTGCTTATCAAAGCAAAGAGCGGCCATAATCAAGCATTCGTAGGACAGGTCTTTGTCATCAGTTCTTTCTGCGGCTCTTAAATAAAAAGAAATTGCGGCTGCGGTTTGACCTTGTTTATGATACCATACCGCTAAGTTGTAATTCTTTTGAGCGTTCTCAGGGTCGAGAACGTAAATTTCTACTGGGCTAAAAAGTAAATTATCCATTTAAAAGGTTCTCCACGATTTTCTTTGGCGTCTTCAAAAGGAACGATGCGTTATCTTGAAATCCAAAAGTAATCAATAAGTCGTCATTAAGTTGCGCCATTCCGCACGCGAATTCAATTTCGCCTTCCATGAAGGAGAATTCTTTAGATACTTTTTGAATCTTAAAGTCTTTATCGAGCTTAGTAAAGACATGGCGATACCGGGCGTTCTTTCTTTGAAGCTCGCTCTTGAAAAGGTAAGTGATGTGATTTAAGCAAAGATAGCCGTCTTCCCAAGAGATAACTTGCGAGCCACCTCTAATATTGCCGCTGTAACCTGCATTCAGTTCTTGAAGAACTACCGTTTCACAAGCGCCAGTAACAGGATCAGCCTTTACAACTTCAGTTGGATTTGTCCACTTGATAAAGTGATATGGCTTATCTAAAATTGGCATCCAGTTCTTTTCGCAATAAGAAGTGTTTGGCGCAGGAGCGTCGATTCTAACTCTAGAGATTTCTTTAACAGAATCAGTGGAAACTTCAATTTCAGAAAGCTCCATTCTGCCAACTCCGTTTGTTGTTGTGTCGCGTCTTACTCCGCAAAGGTAAAGCTTGCCGTCCCAGCGAACAACTCGCGCATCTTCAAGTCCGATAAATTCCCAAATCGGTTTTACGTCTAACTTAGATGTATCAACCTTTGTGCTCTTAACAATATTCATCTTCTCGTCTAGTTCGCAGAAGAAGTTTTTCGTTGTAAGAGTGATATCGTTCTCTGGATTAAGATAAACTAATGGACCATACTGATGTTCAAAAATACCTTTTTCAGCGTGATAGATTGTGTACTGGCAGTGACGCAAGTTCATAACCACCTTGCCGTTATCTACGTACACAGAAGGATTCATTAATCCTGTTCCGTTAGTTTCTGATGCTGGGATAACGAGCGGATGTAAACTTCCGCCGTTCGTAATAACGTATTTAGCTAACATAACTAATAGTATTAATGTTTAATTAATTTTCTATTATTTAACTTTACTTTTGAATAGAAAAGAAAAACAACTGCACTAATCTTTCAAAATCACCGTATTTAGTTGCGCTATGAATCAACTTAGCGTCCCATATTACTAATCTGTTAAATACTGATCCAACTCTGTCAACCAATTCCCAGTTATCTGGATGCGTTAGGTTATGTTTTGAATAAACCTCGGAATCCGTGACGTGTGGTTTATTTTCTAGTGGATGATTTGGAGGTCTTCGGCAGTCGAAATTTTTCTCTCTCCAGAAAGATGTGCCGTATCCAACTCCAGCTTCTTTCGTAAGATACACAGCAGCAGCGTAGCTCTGGCTATCACTGTGCCAGACCAAAGGGTGTTCGCTATTTGTTATTTGAAATACTCCATTCATTGGTTGGTTGAGCCAATCAATAATTCCCACATTCAACAGTCTTTCAAACTCTTCTTTAACGTAAGGTAACAAACATCTAGCGCTTCTTTTACCTTTGTAAAAATTATTGTTTTCTTTAAACTCTTGCCCATAAGCCAATTTTACAATTTCATCTGGATCTTTATAGAAGTTATCGACAACAATAATATGCGGTGAATTTTTATTAAAAATATAGTTATTCATAGTTTTTTATGGTTAGATTTCAATTAATCCAGGAACTCTAACATCAGAGTCTTTATTGGGCAATTTTAAAAGGTCTGCTTTTGTGTATAAAATATTGTGCGTTTGGCAATAATCGTTTGGATAAAAGTTTTTTATTCTATTAAGTTGAAACCTTACTGGCGTTCCTATATATTTAGCTGTCTCTTGTTGTGTGTAATACCAGAAACTATTAGAGTTCCAAAAAGATACGTGCGTTGGGTCTTGAAACGCACCTCTTCCATCGGTAGAGGGTGTTTTCGTTAAAAACCAACCTAGGGGAGCCAAGCATCTATATGCCTCTTTCATAATGTGTATTGGGTCCTTAAGATGCTCTAAAGCGTCATGAGATCTTATTACCCCAACCTCGCCATCTTTAAATGGCCAAGGATCATTTAAATTGTGAACAATATCTGAGTTTTGTAAGTCTATCGACTTGTAGCCTTTTGGTGAGTTGAAACCGCCACACAAATCTATTTTAAGCAAGCCGTTCAGATCCGCCCATTTCTCTGCTAACGGATAAATATATTTATCGTGAATGTTAAGCGTTTCTTTTTGTATAAATTTGTTCTTATCGCCGTAACACGTATTTCCTTCATGTCTGTAGTATATGTATAAGCACTTGTCTATAAATTTAACATTACCGTGAATGTAAGTGCGACATAAAATATCCTGATCGTCTAAAACGTCCATAGTTTTGTCGTAGCCACCTATTTTTTCATAAAACGATTTTCTCCAAGCTCTTACATGGTTTGGCGTAAACCAAATCTTAGAGAACGATGCTGCCGTTGGGGGGAAAGACATCTGTTCTTTTATGACTCTTCCCTTGTAGGTAAAAGGTCTGTCTTGCCAGCCAAATTTTTGAGAATAAACAAAAGGCTCTAGTTTAGAATCTAAATCAGCGTCATTAGAATAGCAGAAATCAATAGATCGGTTTGAGAATGCCTTATGTAACTCTTCTAAACAATCTGGAGTCAATTCGTCATCGTGATCTAATTCTACTAAAACATCACCCTGCGCCGCGTCACAACATTCACCTTTTAAAAATCCTATCGCCTTGCAATTCTTACTTGGTTTAATTATTCTGCAATTAGGAAGCTTTGAAAGTTCCGGTAATTCCACTTCTCCGTTTGGCATAATGAGCCACTCGAAATCTTTAAATGTTTGCTTCTCTAAAGATTCGGCGGCGCGAAGCAAATATTTCGCTTTGTGCGTTGGCGTATATATTGAAAAATATGGCATAATTCCTCTCCGCTTATTATAAACGAAGGGTCTTAATTTTAACAAATTAAATCTATAAATTTTTAAACCAAAAAACGAATTGATTTTGCACCTCGAAAGCAATCATTGTTCGTCTTGAATGCCTTGTGTTTACAAAAGTTTTGTTTATTCTTTCCAGCTATACCAGAATTTATCGTTTTTAATCTTCTCTTCTTTTGTTCTTGGGTAAAATCTATAATTAATTCTTCCTTTACGGATGGCACTTAGCTTTACAATAATGTATTCTGGTAATGGTTTTTGATCTGCAAAATCAATAAAGAGTTTATTTTTTTGAACCTTTAATCCGCACATAATCGGTATAGGGGTTGTATGGCTTATAGCTTCAATACTATTTATTTCGCAAACGTGACAATATATTGGATCAATATTATGTTCAATCTTTGATCTATTGTTCACATAAAGTTTTATCAGATCATCAAATCTAACTTCAGGCATTTCGGTACAGCTCAATGTAACATATTCTCCAGCTATCAGACCTTCAACAATTGCGTCCTTATCGCCTTGATAGCCTTGAAAGCCTTGATCACCCTGTTCGCCTTGTTCGCCTTGTTCGCCCTGTTCACCCTGTTCGCCCTGTTCGCCCTGTTCGCCTTGATAGCCTTGATAGCCTTGATAGCCTTGATAGCCTTGATCGCCTTGATCGCCTTGTGAACCGTTGGTACCGTTAGTACCGTTAGTACCGTTAGTGCCAGCTGCGCCTTGATCGCCTTGTGAACCGTTGGTACCGTTAGTACCGTTAGTACCGTTAGTGCCAGCTGCGCCTTGATCGCCTTGTGAACCGTTGGTACCGTTAGTACCGTTAGTACCGTTAGTGCCAGCTGC